CGGTAAGAGGTGGCGGATATTCCTTCGAACCGAGAAGAACGGTAAGCCCGTCTTCCTCCCCATCCCCGACGAGATGAAACGGGCGCTCGATATCGTACCGGTGCCCCGAGGATGCAAGGGAGAATCGAAACACTTCTTCTGGAATGGTGTTAGTTCTGAGCGCACCATGAAGCATATCGCGGGTCGCGGGCTGCACTCCATTTTCAGGAGATCGGGGGTGCCAGCGGCACATGCCCATCGCTTCCGGCACACCCTGGCGACGGAGTTGATTGGCGCCGGTGCCAGCTTTGAGGTCGTCGCGGACATCCTCGGGAATTCACCTGATGTCGTGCGGAAGCACTATGCAAAATGGTCACCGGCGCGACAGGTGAACATAGATTCGCTGATGGAGACCGTTCATTCGACCGCGACCTATACCACAATATCTCCGACTGACAGGGTCCAATGAGCCGGGCACGTTTTGGGCACAGGCAAAAAATAGATCTGCAAGTCTTTGTTTATCAGCATGTTTACCGGTGGGCGGAGAGGGCCACGAACTTTTTGACGCTTAGCCTTTTCACCAACTTACTGATTTTACTAAGTGCCAGAAATGCAGGAAGTGCAAAAAATGCAACCCGTGGGCACAAATTGGGCACGCTGTTTTGCCGGACCTTCTACATTCACTTTCCGTTTCGTCGTCCACTATTGCCCTCGAAGTTTTCCACATGTCCCTGTGCTTATCTCAATCCTGACCATCGGTTATCTCAATGTCGCCTAGCAAACATAGGGGTTACGTGTCATCAGAGATTCTGCTTGTCTTTTCCTGTAAGTGTGGTTACTGTGTTGATTCGTCGCACAGTTACCTTTTATGTTTTTCTTGGCCAGCGCCTTTCCCTTCGTAAGCTCTGTGTAGCGCATTCACGCGCCAAAGGAGCTTTCAGTGAAAACTCGTCTGGCTTTATTCTTCGCCTTTGTTATCGCCATGCTCGCGTCTATGCATATTGCCACGCGCAACTATGTGCCGGTTCTCGCGCAGTCAGGGCCTCCAGGAGTTCCACCTCCGTGCCCCCCGCTCTGCAACGACAAAGGCAGCCTCAAACCTGTGCCGCACAAGAAGTAGATCTCTCGCAAGGCGCTTCCGTATGGGGGCGCCTTGCATAGCCATATCTCCCATCCCCAGTTCATCCTCTGGCTGAGCGTCCTATCCGGGCAAACCCTCGTCGGAACAGTAGCCATGCTGCGACGTAATCGTATCTTGGCGCTCTATGTGGGGGTCGAGGTGGTGAATTCCCTCGCTCTTCTGTTCCTGGCCCGTGCAGGCTCAGCTTTGGCCTACTACAAAGGCTTTGTCGCGGGGACCACCGTCGACTATGCGGCGATGGCAATTCTCGTTGCCATGATCTATGGCACTATCCGCCAGACCGGAATACCCAGCAAGCACCACGGCATTCTTCTTCAGATTCTTGCCGGGGGGCTCGCCGCCGTAGCGATCTTCGCCGCACCCTTCCCTCTTCAAACCATCGCCCATCCTCAGTGGCGTACAGTGCTGGCGCTTGACCGGGTTGTCTTCAACTGGCTTGCGCTCCTCCTGTCCGTCGCCCCGTTTTACGCATGGATGATCGACGCTGCCAAAGATACCCGGCTGCTGCTGATCTACCTTGGCCTCGCGGTCTATGTCGCAGTCCATCTCCAGGCGTTGGACCTCGCTATTGCAAATCACTTTCGCTTCGCCAATCTCGGCGATTTTGCCTATTTTCTATCCCTTGTCCTGTGGTGCTGTTCCTCATTCTTCCAACCTGCTACTCATCAGTGGGACCCCGCAAAGACGGAGTTACTGAAGGAAGCACTTCGCCGCAAGCGGAGATCCCTTTACGAACAATCCACGCTAAGAAAGGTTTTTTAGACCATGAATTCGATCTATTCCGGAGCAGCAACTCTCCTGGCCGGAGCTGGGACCCTTAGTACCCTTGGCACCTTAGTCTTCCTTCACCGCGGAACCGACCCGTCTATCGAGTCCATCCTCGAATCTACTCGCCACCTTTCGCCTTCGGGCGAAGCCGCCCTGCAGGAGGTTGCCGAAGAAAAGCTTCTGGCAGACAAACTGCTGGCTCCTGTCGAACTATCCAAGGGCGACCGATCGACCATCTTTTGGAACTCGCGGATTTTTCTCTGTCTGGCGAATTGTATGCGACATAAATACCCCGAGGATCGCGAGCTCTTGGCAATATTTGGGGACTTTCAGCGCGATCACACCAGAATCAAATGCCTCATATTCCTTTCCTTTGTTGAGCAGGTTATTGGTAAACTTGGCGTCTGCCAGATTTCGGAGTATCACCGTAAGCTTTTAGAGACATACGGGGATGAACTGGATCTCCTCGGCCTGATATCAGAAAAATGTGGACCGGAAGGGACCGCCATACAAGCGCTCTTATGACTACAGATTCACGCGAAGGACTGCGAAAGCTGATTGAGGACCTGGAAGAACAGCTACGTCCACTGAAAAAGACGCTTGCGACCCTGGATAAGCTTGCTGCTGCCCGCAATATCCCCCTGTCGGAAGAGTCGCGGTATGCCAATATGCGCCCGGTAAACGTGGCCAAGGACATCCTCAAAGAACGAGGCGAGAAGATACCAGAGGATGAACTTATAAAGACGCTTGTCGATGGCGGGATTACCTTAGGCAAAAAGCGTGGGATTTACAACGTCAGTGTCGGGTTTCGCATTGCCTACAAAGCCGGGACGTTGACCGTTGAGGGTAAGAACAGACTCGTCGGCCTGCCCGAGTGGTCTAAGAAGAAGTGACATACGACTGAAGGTTCGGGAAGGACACTCAATGGGCATAAACAGATTGGTTGTGTTGATCATCTGCAGTGCTGGGCTGACCTTTGCACAGATGCCTGACCCAGTAAATGTCCCGTTTTCCTTCAAGGGCAATAGTCTGGGAATGACGCTGCAAGCCTTCAAGGCTTCCAATAACCAGGGCCAGGTCTGGATAGCATGGGGACCCACTAACTGGCGAGGTAAAGCAAAAAAAGAGAACCAAAAGCAGGTTCCGACTCCGCTTTGTACGGATGATTACCCGAGCCTCGCAGGTGGTTTGTCACCTGGTGAGGTGTTTTGCAATCCCGATCCAGCAGAGACTAACCCTCAAGCGCGAACCGTCGCAGGCCTCCTCTTGCCGGGCATCAGTTACTACTTCTACAACGACAAGCTGTATAAAATCGAGATGCGCTTTGCTGCCCGGAACTACGCCGTTATTGGAGCGGCGTTTAAGGACAAATATGGCCCTGAACCGGATCGCATTGAATCTCAGTATCAGAACGGCTTTGGTGCACACTGGGTCGGCGAGTCTCTTTTCTGGAAACGAGGCACGCAGGCGGTCCTTCTCTATGAAGGATCGCAGAACGGTCCGGGTCAAGACCAATACAGCGACATAGGGTCATCGACTGCTACCTTTTCGGATAGCGCCCTCGCGCCTCCTCCTGTCAAACCTCACGGCAGGTCTGACTTCTAGCCCCGGCGGGTGACCGGGCGAACAGAAACCCCTCCGGAGAGGGGTTTTGCTTTGTGCGGGCTGGGCTCGATACCAACTGGCCTCTCTCGGTTGTTTCAGACGGTTCTAGTGGGGCCATCCGCCGTCGAATGCATGTCCGTCCACGCTGCCACACAAACTCAATCTTTGGTGCCAGCCGCTCCCCGTGGTTGAGTTCCCGCTTGGGCGAGACACGGGAAGCGGCTGGCTGGCTCGACCCTAGCGGGGAGCTCAGAACATACATTAGCACCTCCAGGTCGTTTTCTATTCGCGACATAGAACGACATAATTATGTTGACTTAAATAAATCGCAGGAATAGGGTGTCTTCAACGACTTGTTGAGGGTCGCGAAGATGCCAAAATTCCTATCTATAGTCAGGGTTCACTGGAACCCCCGCATGAGCAGCAAGCGCCTGAAAGAGCTGCTCAACACCCCAAACATCCACGAAGACGATGAGGACGCCATCCTTGGCGAACTCCAAATGCGGGACGCTGAAGAGCTTCCGTACGACTATCCGTGCCTCGACTACTCCCTTCAGCGGCACGAAGCCATGGGAGGCCCGCGATGAGCGTAGACCTCCGCACGCTTCCGCCGGTGGGATACAAGCCCGGTACCAATCAGCCGATCTTCTCTACAATCCCGCCCGAGCAGCGCGCCAAGTGGCTGCAGAGATGGGCGCAGATGGACGCCGAAGGCAAAGAGGCGCGGCACTACACCCGCTATGAGTGGGATCTGCGCAAAACTTTCACCGAACTTGAGACGCGTGAGGAGCAGCTAGACGCGTGCATACGAAAGGGGCACCAATGATGACCTTGCCTTGGGCTCCAAACCCGAACAAATGCTCCGAGTGCAAAGGCATTGGCTTAGTTGTGCGCCAGGTCCCCTGCGACCTCTATACCAACGGCTTCGCTACTGTCGCCGCCACTTGCCCTACCTGTCTTGGATCGGGCCGCAATATGCCCTTGCCGGTGGACGTCAAGCTCCTGGCTGCCGGGGGTGAGCGATGATCAACACGGCTACATACCCCACACTCGCCTCCCAGCCTCCCGCGCAGCAGCCCAACACCCGCGATGCTGCCGTCAACCGCGCCTTCCCTTGTGCAGCCTGCAAGGGAGCAGGGAGCTGTTCTGTTTGCATGACCCTCTACACCGAAAGCACCTACGAGGACCGCGACCGATGAGCCTCTCACTCTCCATTCGACCTACCGATACAGGCGTCTCCATCGAACTCATGGGAATCATCCGCGTTTGCAAGCACTGCCGGATGCCGATACTGCGTGATTTCTTTGGCTGGAGTCACCCGGAAAACGGCGGCTTCTCCTGGTGCAACATGAGCGACGACAGCGAAGCCAAAGCAGAACCGGCGGTGGCGGCATGACACCTGCACAGCAAATAGCCGGATACCTCAAACTCACCCGCGCCCACTACTACCTCAATGGCCGCCACAGCCCCAGCCCATGCCTAGCTCTGCGGAGTCTCATCGCTTTCGAGATGGAGTCGGAAATCCTGTTTATAGCGATCGACCTCAAGAACTTTTTGGAATATGACGAGGTGGCGGCATGAACTACACAATCTATCGCGGTAGTTGGCGGCGCGGCGGCGACCGTCAAGAGCTAACAGCAGATTTAGGCGACACCTCGCTATACCAAGCCAGAACGAAAATGATGTGCTGTCTGGGCCAGTGCGCCTTTGAGCTAGGCGTTTCTCTCGAAAAGCTAGAGGATGTTGGCGAGCCAGCGGACGTTTGTGACGAAGAAGATGCCCTCATATTCGGCCGCCTCCTAAACGACGAAGAAGATTGGGGAAGGCAGAGCAAATTCTCTAATGAAGCCATTGGGATAAACGACAACGAAGCAATCACCGATAAGCTACGCGAAGAGCTCCTGACCAAGCTTGCTGTAAATCATGGCCATACGGTGACGTTCGTTGACGGGGTCGCGCCTTGGTTCGCGGAGGTTGCGGCATGACCAACCTCTACGGCATGAACGACTACTACCGATCCGGCCCGCACGAACCTGACACCCGCGATGACTATGACTCACTGCGCGACGAACCGGAGTGCTGCAACCCTAACTCCGCAACCAGCGAAGCCAATAGAGAGCAAACACAGAGAGCCAGCAATGTAGCTTGGCGGGCACGCCTGGAGGCCACTCGTGCACAGCAATAGCAACTGGGGCGGCATCTGTGGTGCAGGCTTCCTCATCGTTCTCTGTGCGGCGATCCTGTGGGCCTCAGAGCATGAGCCGCAGATACTTGCCCTCCTCGAACGTGTGACCAACATGCTCCCACCCAAAGGGGACGACTATGACACCTTCTAACCTCGCCCTCGGGCTTATTGCCATCGGTGCCGTGATGGTGGCCCTCATCCTTGTCGGCCTCGCCTCCGTGGCGTTGGACATTGCCCGCGTGTTCCGCAGAAGGAAGGTCCGCTGATGAAGAGGAAACGCACGAAAGATGCCGTAATGAGTGGGTTTACGCAAGGACCATGGCAGTTCAACCCTGAGCGCGGCGATATCACAGCGCCGAGCGTCCCGAAAGAGTCCTCCCGCTTAGGTCGCGGGGATGATCGTGACGAAATTTGGAATTACTACGGGGGCGAGCTTGTGGCTGAGACGGTTTCGGCATGTGACGGGCCGCTGCTCACCGCCGCGCTGGAACTCTATCAAGCCCTGCGGGCTCTGCGCTCCTTCATGTGGGCTCAAGGGTACGCGGACCAAACAGCGGAAATGGCGCAAGCAGATGCGGCGATCGCGAAAGTTGAGGCCCGGAGTAAGGCGGGATAGACATTGACATGGCGCGGCATAGCTTGGCATGGCACGGCTGGGCGCGGTATGGCGTGACAAGGGTTCCCGCTCTCAGGAGCGGGGGCAAAACAAAAACGAACAAGACCAACAAAGGAGAAATCGCACAATGTACAAAACTCTAAATCGCACACTAACTGGCATCTCACCGATTCTTTTACACAACGGTCGGCTGGCAAACCCGCTCGACCCAATGTCGAAGGCAATGAAGGAAGTAAGCGCTAAAAAGAAAAAGACCGATGACGACCACAAACTGATGTCAGACATTGAGTGGCTCGGTTCAATCTACACAGCGAGCGAAATCAACGTGACAATTCGCGGCTATAACGTTGCCGTCAAGTGCGACGGACCTGTCTGCATACCGGGCGACAACATCTCATCCATGCTCGCACTTGCAGGTGCAAAGTCGCGCCGGAAACAAGCATTCACGGCTGGCGTGTTGGTGGATGGCGATTTCCCCTTGCAATACTCCGGCCCCTCAACTCTCGCAGAGTTGTTTGCGAAGCCCGCATATCGATACATCAAGGGCTGCCGAATCGGCCAGTCGCGTGTCATGCGAACGCGGCCAATTTTCCGTTCGTGGAGTTTACAAATTGCAATTCAGTATCTGTCGGATTTGTTGAATCCGAATGAGGTTGATGAAGCATTGACGCTTGCAGGCGCACAGATTGGCTTGTGTGACTATCGCCCGAGGTATGGACGGTTCTCGGTGCAAGCCGCATAAAAAGCCTTTTCAGGGTGAGGCAGGGCAGGGCAAGGCGTGGTCCGGTTTGGCAGGGCGAGGTGCGGCGGGGTTAGGTATGGCAAGGGCTGTTGCATCTTCCGAGATGCCGTAAGTTCCCCGTCCGAAAGGGCGGGACACATTAGAAGTTTTGTTGGGCAACGCACGGCAGTGCAGGGCGTGGTTAGGCATGGATGGGCCCGGTCTGGTTCGGCTTGGTATGGCAAGGAGTTCGCATCCTCCGGGGCGCGAACAAAAATTCTAAGTAAGAGGTTTCGATGCTTTCAAAATATCCGTTTGACTGGGAAGAGCTTCAAAAGGGCGACATACTAACTACCGAAGAATTGCAGCGAATCACCGGCAAGACGCCGGGGTCAGATGAGTTTCGTTTCGCATGTATGACGTTGCAGTCGCTGATTCAAGACAAGACCGGCTTCACCGTCAAGTTGAAAGGCGACGAGACTTTGCAGGTTCTAACAGACGCGGAAGCAGCAGAGCATAATAGCCGCCTCTTCGGACAGTTCATGCGATCGATGGTGTCTCGTCATGCACTCAACTGCGAGGTTGACGTGGACAATCTGAATCCAACGTCACGCGCGAAACATGATCGGACGCTAGTCACTCAGTCGCGCTACGTTTCCGCAATCGTACAAACGACCAAGGAAATCAGGATAGCCAAGCGCGATGAAGTGCCGGGTATCGAATCGGAGACGGAGGCCCACTGATGGAAACCTCTCGCCGCATCCGCGAAGTCCATGAGCGCAGTCAGGAAGAAGTCGCCAGGCTGCTTGCCATCTCGCAGGCCCAGGTAGCGCGTGCAGAGCAGTCAGCTTTACGCAAGCTGCGCGCCAACCCCGAAGCGAAGCTGCTGATGCGGTATGTCTCCCAGCACCACACCGGCGGTACTTCTCCCTACGTGGAGCCAGCGCTCATGCGAAAGTTCGGCGCCGGTTGTGAAGATGCCAGCTTTCTTACTATCAGCGGTTTTGCACCCAATCTTTAAAAGGAGAAACACACAATGTTAATGACAGAAATTCGCAAGCAGTCCCTAGGCGTTATTGAGCAGGTCAACGATGGTATCGCCGACCTCGCACGACAGGCTGAGGAGATTCTTGGCTATGGCGTGCTTTCAAGAAACTTCGTCACAACCGCAATCGAACTCACCACTCTGCAGACTGCGCTCAAGGAACTCGATATCGATGTGATGGTTCCCGGAGATGTTCAGCATTACCAGAAGGAGCGGCAGATCGAGCAGACCAAGGCCAATTTTGAAGTTTGGCTGAAGGATTTCATGTCTTCCGGTACGGCAGGTCGCTACAACCGATTCGATGGCCCTGCTTGGGTCGAGGAGAAGATTGCCGAGTACAAGCAGCCCATCCCGGAGTTTGTGCTGGCGAAGGCCGTTCAGATAAAGCAGCGAGTTCCGGACTGTGAGATTTACGTGGAATACCTGTCCGATCATCCGGACCCGTTCCTCATCATAGCGATCCCAGAAGGTCGGCCTTACTACCCCGCGAAAGAACGCTACCACGTTGAGGTTTGGGCAGAACCGAAGTTCGAAGGTCGTATCCGCTAGAGCAACGCCGGGGTGCGCATGGCAACGCACAAATCTTTTGGAACCACGGAAAGGAATACCCATGTCCAGCACCGCACTCGCAAGAGAAGAGCGCCATGAAATTACTGTACAGCCCACAGTGATGGAGATTCTAAGCAACGCTGTGCTGTCTGGAAAGGCGGATGTTAGCGTGATCGAGCGCCTGACCAAATTGCAGCGAGAGCAAGTGGAGTATCAGGCAATGGTCGAATTCAATGAGGCCATGCACCGCTGCCAACAACAGATGAGGCACATCAACACAGACATGCAGTCGGATAAGGGTCGGTATGCCAGTTACAAACAAGTGGATAAGGCGATCCGGCCCATCTACACCGGCGAAGGCATATCCCTTTCTTTCTCTGACGGCGAGCCGATAGCTCCCGACACCCTGCGCCTCCTCTGCTACGTCTCTCGCGGTGGCTACACCCGCGTCTACCACAAAGATATGCCCATCGATACGAAGGGAGCCAAGGGCAATGACGTGATGACGCGCACCCACGCTCAAGCCTCGGCTGATTCGTATGCAAAGCGCTATCTCGTCAAGGACATATTCAACCTTGCCGTTGGGGAGGCCGATGACGACGGCAACGGGGGCGCCCCAATGGAAGAGACAGAGTTTGTCTCCTGGCGAGACAACATCCTCAACTCTGCTGACGAGGATGACCTGCGGAAGTTTTTCAACGCAGCTTTTCAAGAAGCGACGAGGGCCAAGGATAAGCTCGCGCTCCAATCTTTCCGTGACGCCCGTGATCGACGGCGCAAGGAACTAAAGGAGCAAGCTCAGTGAAAGTCGTTTCTTGCTCGCAACACTCCCACGAGTGGTTTGAAGCTCGCGTCGGCCATGTTACCGGCTCAGAAATGGGCGCCGTGCTCAACTACCTCAAGCGAGGTGGCGAGTCTGCGGAGCGACGCAATTATCGGTTCAAGATTGCCGCCGAACTGCTGACCGGCATGGGTCAGGGAGAGGGCTATGTATCCGCCGCGATGGACTGGGGCAACGAGCAGGAACCCTTCGCGCGTGTGGCCTATGAGGTGCGGAACAACTCACAGGTCAAGCAGGTGGGTTTCGTCCTTCACGATACGATACCGTTCTTTGGCGGATCACCTGATGGCTTGGTCGATGAAGACGGTGGGCTGGAGTTGAAGTGTCCAGAAACCACCACGCACCTGAAATGGATGCTTGACGGCGTGGTTCCAGAGCAGCACCGGGATCAGATGTACAGCTACATGGCGCTCACCAGGCGGAGGTGGTGGGACTTCGCATCGTACGATCCGCGTCCGCTGGACCCACGCTATCACCTGTTTACCAAACGCCTCGACTGGGATGACAAGCGCGTAGGGGAGATTGAGGGCGGGGTGAAGCAGTTCCTCGCCGAAGTCCACGACATGATCGAGCGGATCAAGGGAGTATGCCCACTCGTTGACCAGTTACGCAAATCAGTGGATATCGAGTCGGAGCTAGGCATTACCGATGACGACATTCGGTGGGCGAAGGAGCACGTGGGCCCATGAACCTCTTCCGCATCCCTACTACCATCCGCAAGGTGTCGAAGCGCCGCAAGGCACGCTCTGGTAAGCCAGGGAAGCTCGGCATCGTGCGGCTTTATGGGGCTGCCAAGACAGCTTTGCGCCGGCACTGCTATGAGCGGGACCACGAACGGTGCGTCGTGTGCAAGAAGTGGCTCCCGTTCGAAGGGCCACTGATGGAGCGCATGCACATGGCGCACGTAGAAGGAACGGGCCGCGCTACAAGATGCTTGGCAACTCCATGGCCGTGCCGGTCATCCGGTGGATCGCTAGGAGGATTTTAGAAGTGGATTCGTTGCCCGCAACTACTGAAGCAAGCATAGCTAACCAAGTATAGAGAGGGAACGAGATGAAATTTGGGCATAAGGAAACCGGGGATGTTCTTGAGGTTCCGCCTCCTGATCTTACTGGCAGGGCCGTGGTGCGCTTCAATGGGCGAACCGTGGAAAGAGTGCTTTATAGCGATGACGATGGAGGCTCCGTTACAACCCAAGATGGGCGAATTTTTAGCGGCGAGGAATGGACCGCATACCTTGTCGAACAGTTGAGAGTAGGAGCATGGAAGGTAATTCATTAGAAAATTTCCTAGCCTAACCGCCCCGGCCCCAACGAATAGAGAGGAAGAGATCGATGAGCGAATTGACGAAAGAACGCTGGCACTACCAAGAAGAGAGCGATGCCTACACCCACATCGTTCGCGGACCAAGCAATGAGCACATCGTTCAGTTGTCGCAGGATACGAGCGGGAAAGCTGAAGGGAGAGCCCGTCTTATGGCCGCTGCTCCTGAACTCCTAGAAGCGCTGAGGAAGGCAGAGGCGTTCATTGAGGACGAATTGAGTGTACGCAAGACATCATATCTGCCGGAAGGTTCGCCCTATATCGACGAAGCGCAGACCGTGCTCAATCTGGTTGCCGCAGCCATCGCTAAATCCGAGGCTACCCGATGACCGACATGAAATCAGACGCGCTACCAGAGGGCCCGGAGAAGCAAATGCAAGAAAATATGCAGGCTGTTATTGGGGTCATCGAGGATTCGAAGAACACTCTTTGCGCATTCGACCACAACAGCACCTGCAATTGCGATCGGTGCGCGACTCGGGATCTTCTGGATGAAGCCATTGTCCTCTTGCGAAACGTTATTCCTGCCGCCCCCTCTCCCCTTCCCGTAGCGACAAGGGACAAAAGTGAAGGCGTGAGACTGGGTGCAATTCCTCCTCCGCCCGATCCGCCGCCGCTTCCTGTCGATGAGAAATTCACCCTTTGGCTGGACGATGAGGGTGACTACATGATTCAGTCGCAGGTGAGGTCAGGGCTTCTCGCACATGGATCAACGCCGGAGGATGCTGTGTGGTGCATGAGGCAGGTGCTTGAATTGGCGGCATCACTTGTAGCCAATCCCGTAGCCGAGATGACAGACGAGGAAGCAGTCAGAGCGGTTTATCCAGGGGCATTTCCTCGCTCTGAAGCAACTAGTGAGGGCGCAGGGGCCGTTATTGTGCAATATTACACAGCTTCCTGCGGGTATGAGCATCTGGAGAACCTGAGCAGTCATATTCACTACGATTGCAGTAAGAGTGATGACCCGGATGATCCTGCGGAGGACGAGGCGTATTTGCTGGCATGGTCTGATGCCCGCTCCAAGCTCCAGCCAGTACCACCTAACCATCTTTGATACGAAAGGGAGATTATGACGATTTCTACAGAGAATGCTCCGACAAAACCAAAGATTTTCGTGTTCATCAACCAGCGTTATAGCAACGGAGATGAGGTCCCCTTCGCGATGGCCGAGGATGGGGCTGGTTTGGCATCGCACTTTTGCTCTGCTGGATGGGCGCGTCATGACATGGGATTCGGCGGCTCTACATGGAAGCATGAGCACTATAACGCACATTACCCCAATGGCTGGGAGTTGGAGTGGGTCGATGATTTCGATTCTCACGAAGGATTGAAGGCGGCTATAGCTCGGGCAGATGAGGCCGCAACGCCTGAACCAGAAACGCCTGAACCTGTAGCCCCTCTAGGGGAGAGCCCCAGTACCGAGAAGGAGTAATGGATGAGCATGACGCGCAATGAATTCAAGCAAGAAGCGGCAATCAGGTGTCTTCAAGCACTACTGGCGGGAAGCGAGACCTTCAGTATTCACACGCCGCTCCGCGATGTAGCAGATCGAGCCGTTGCCCTTGCGGATGCCCTAACTGTCGCTTATGGAGATGCGGTACTGGAGGCATTCTATGAGGCCAAAAGTGAATAACCCTGATACCGAACTCTCCCCCCCTGTATACCGGAGGTAAGAGATGCCGAATCATGTAATCAACGAGGTTATTTTTCATGGCGACAGTGAGTTCCGCCGAAAAGTGCGGAGATTTGCCATCAACGCCAACGGCGAGATTGACTTCACGCTGATGCTACCGATTCCGCTCTATTGCTGGCAGGGTGGAGTTAGCTCGCTACATCAGAAGAGGTTCCCTGACAACGCGCTTTATTGGTGTGCTAAACACTGGGGGACGAAATGGGGAGCATATGGTCAGAAGCCCATTGAGGAGACAGAAGACTCGCTGATTCTCCGGTTCGATACGGCATGGAATGCGCCATTCGGCTGGCTTGCGGCGATGTTCAACGCGCTACAAGTGGGCTTCGAGGTCAACTGGTTCAGCGAAGGCGAGAGTCGAGGCCATAGCGCAAAGTTCGACATGGGCGATAAGTGGGGCATGCAATACACCGAATTGGCGGAAATTTCTGATGACATGCAAAAGCACCTGCACCTTCTCCGCTGGGGTGTCGAATCGTTCCCCGAAGAAGAGGAAGAAACTGAACCTGAGTAGCTATACCGGAGGAAGAGATGGAGGATCGTTGTGGATGGATGTGTGAGGGCGGCGGCAAGCAGTGTATCTATCCTGCGGGACATTCAGAAAAAGTCCACAAATGGGGACCGTTGCCCGCGTGGGCATGTGCTTACCATGAAGACGATTCAGATAACGAAGAAGGGTTACAAGAGATGCCGCAGGTGCTTGGCAATCGCTAATTCGCTATACCGGAGGAAAGAGATGGAAGCACATTTCGTAACGTTTTATAGTCCTGGCACCTTTCTCCACGAAGAGAGCACCAAGCCGATTGAAGCTTGGGACGTGAAGGTTGCCTCAACAATGGCCCGCGAAATCAGCGAGAGGTACGGTGCGAAACCTTTCGGGTTTAGGTTCACGACTCGGAGCCGGGAAGATAAGGATCTTGATTCAAGGGTTAGCAAGACGAGTCGGATGTACTTCCTTGGCGGCAAGGTGGAGACGCTGGCACAGGTAAAGGCGCGGGCAACTCCTGATGACAGAATCCTCGTTTCCAATATGGAATGCAAAGGCTATGAGCGCATCATTACGAACACAAACTCGTGGAAGGTGACAATGCCACTTGGGAAGAATGACATCGTGCTGGACTGGAAGTAGCTATACCGGAGGATACACAAATGAGCGATTTACGAATTAAATGCATCCTGTGGGGTTGCTGGTGCGATGAGAATAGCGCTTGTCCCAAGTGTGGCGCGGCACTGTACGACGCCGATTTCATTCAGATCGGCAAGCTGGCATGGATGCAGCGAGTGCGCGATTTCTTCAAGGGAAAGTATAGGTTCCTTGCCACCCACCGATGCCAAGTCTGCGGGAAGCACATGTGGTTTACGCGCTGGTCGCCATGCTGCTCAGATGAGTGTTACAGCAACTGGCTCCCGTTCTAAATTTGAGTACCGGAGGACACACAAATGAGCTGCGGAACAAGACTTTATTCGCACGATGACTACGAACTGGCAAGACAACTGGAGAGCGATGGAGAACACAGCCTCGCTCAAAGCATAAGGCGTGGCGATTGTCTAGATAGTTACGATCTTCGCCGAGCCGAACACGCCTTAGAGCGGCGAGGGTTGCAGAGGGATTGGGACTACAAGGAAGACCGCTGCCATTGCTCACATGACAACGAATAGATGAGTACCGGAGGACACAAGAGATGACGACTGACATGGAAGATAAATGCTGGGCCGATGTCAAAGGTGAGCATATTGTGTGCACTCAAACCTACTGCCATGACGATGTGCCCCACATACAACACTGCGGGCGATGCGGTGAAAACCTAGACGAAGCTCAATTGGCTGTGATCGCTGCCCAACCCGTAGAGAGAAAGTAGGAGAGATGAAACGAAGCGTTCCTTGGCTACGGCTATCGGAATGGGTTGCAACTACATGGGAGCTACAGGCGTCTTTTACGCCATCAGAGTCTGCAAATCATGGCCACTGTTCTGGTTTAGCAGTGTTCGGATGGTTTGGAAGCGTGGCAATCTTCGCGCTTGTCGTGACTCAATTACGGAAACGCGGGATCTTTCCCGGCGAAAAGAAAGCTGAGGCCTCTCATGAATAAATCGACCCCTAAGCCTGAAGAAATATCCCCAGCCTCGCCACTATGCGAGTGTGGCAACCCCATGATCAACAAGGATAAGTCAACCCCACAGTGGCAAGTCTATGACACCGTGTGCTCAAAGTGTGGTTCTAGAAGCCCTCAAGCGGCTGCGATGGTGCGAGAGATTATAGTGTCAAGTTTCAAGAAAGGTAAGCGATGAATAACACCCCTAAGCCCGCTCCACCCAAACGCAGCCTTAGCGAAATATGCGAGGAGCTTTGCCCTGGAGTCACCGCACGCAATGCTGGTGCGTTCACCCGAGAGCCCGGAGTATGTGCGCACGGACTGAAGAATTGTGTCAGCCCGATGTGTGCCGCTCCACTCGCCGAACCCGCACAGCCAACGTATGCTTGGCCCAAAGTCGAAATCAAGCAAGAAGGCGAGCCTGAAGATATTGTTTGCCAAGCGTGCCAGCGACCCTTTACGGCGGAGGATGTGCTTGGGTGGACAGTAGTGTGCCCGAGTTGCAAGGGACGCAGCGGCGATCCATACTCACACGATCCGTTCGACTGCCCTACTTGTGGCGGAAAAGGTAAAGTGCTTGCTTTCCCTCAAGTTGAGGCTGCCTATCTTGCCTCCGAACCCGCACAGGGGGAGCCACAAGGCTTAGTAGCACGAGAGGCACCAGAGGATGCGTGGATCGATTGTCCAGACAGTCAGGGATGGTGGTGGCACTGGGACGGGGATTACGCACACGCACCGTTCATCTACAGCATCCTTACGAGTCTTTCGCGCAAGATCAACCGGGAGTTCATTGCCTGCCCCGATAGCCGTTGGTGCAACGACGTTGGCGGTAAGTGGATGAAGATTCCTCAGCCGGCCCCACCAGCCAAGCTAGCCCCCTCGGACGATAAGGAGCAGCAATGACAACTAGACGCGCAAATCCCCCATTCTTTATTCTTCCGATCATCCTTCTCGTAATGTCGTCAAACCTGGTGCTCATGAACCGCAGCCGATATTCGTCCTATACCGCGCGTCTCGACTGGCATGAGGACTACAAGAAGCCGTATCGATGGGTAGGGATTGGTGGCAGTCTAGAAGAGGTGAAGCGCCTCGATGTTGACGGCAAGGAGTGCGGCGTCATCTATAGAAATGCTGACCAAACTTGGACTGCCTACGGCATGGGGTTCAGCGACTACCGCGTAAGCAAATCAGACGCAATCGCTGCGGTCAATAAGAACTGCTACTAGCCCCATCACCCAGCAAGGATAAGGAGTAATTCAATGACGAATCAGCAAATTGTAGATGAGATCGAGAGTGCGTTGCCGTCAAAGCTGCCCGCGAAAGTGAAAGAGAAGATTCTGGATCACGTGTGGGATGTTCTCAATGATGAAATGGGCATGGATCTTGAAGATAAGGAGTAACTCAATGGATCTGAAGAAACTGGAGAAGGTAGACAGATTCGACAAGAACCTCGATTGGTCGGCACATCGATTGCTGGACAGGTATGTATTAGTGCAGCACTACGACCAAGCCCTCTCCCTCATACGGTCGCAGCAAGAGCTGTTGAGGGCGTACCGGGATACCCACTACCACGGCATCATGAGCGGTTGTGAAACATGCAAAGCCGCTGACGCCCTATTGCCCCCTATCGAGGAGAAATAACATGAACTGGAAAACTTTTTGCCGATTAGCAGGAAAGTTCGACTACGAGAAGCGAACCATGACGGAGCCTGCCGATACGATTCCGGTTCACATAAAGCGGCGCGACTACCAGTCAGCCAAAGCCTACGTCGAGGGCTACAACTCCGGCCTAGAGACCGCTGCATATGTATTGGAGTGCGGAAGCTTTCTGTCGAATGAATCTCCTGAATACAAATGGGCGCATCGGGTTGCTAGCCTAATTCGTGCGCGAAAAACCCTCGACCCCGCTGCGTTGCCCCCTATCGCATCGGAGCAACCCAAATGACGCCAGATTGGGTAATTAAGTTAGAAGCTGAGCCCTGCGAGTGCGTGTCGTGTCCCGATTGCAACAGTGGGCAGGTCTATTACGACATCGGAGGCCGCTACATCGGAAAGAATCGGATGGATGACATGTGCGAGATGGAAACCTGCGATACCTGCGGGGGAAGCGCAATTACCGATGAATGCGAGCGATGTATACAGTTGAACGACTATGACAGAGAGGAGCAACCGTGAACCACAAAATCTACTTGATGGTTTCGGAGGCAATCAATACCCACGATCTGGCCTGCACCTGCTATATCTGCGAGGCCTTCACGAATGCCGGAGACGGTTCTAAAGGGCACGCTGCGGCCTGCCTTGCAGTAGCTGACAAACTCTGCGGTAATTCGGAGCAACCCCATGACTGACGCAAGGGTGCCTAAGAATCTGTGGATCTTGATGTATCGCTGTACCGATGGCCGATATTTGCCTTCTATGGATCATTTCTGCGGTTGGAGCACACGCAAGGCTGCAAGATGGAAGATAAAGCAAATTGGGGCCGCTCCCGGTGCTTACAGAGAATTCAAGTACGTTTCAGAACCGAGGAACCCATGATTACCCTAGCGTTGTACCTATTGCAGGCGAGGAGATGGACTAGATGAGCATCGCGGAAAACAAAGCGCGCTATGAAGGAACCGGACTCCAAGCTCTGATGGAAGCCTCTGACCATACTGTTTGCGACCGGTGTTATTGCTGCGATTCCACGATGGAGTCGGCAACATGCTGGCAGTGTGGCGGGTTTCCTGGGGACGATGAGGACGATTATCCATGCTCCGTCTGCCACGATGAAGGCGAGATTTTCTACAGAGAATGCCTCGGACGCTGCGACGATGACGGTAAGCACGAAAAGAAACTCGGAGGCAAGCCATGAAATACGCTCTACTCTCTCTCTTGCTATTGGCAGGATGCAAACAGGCGGAGCCGCCGATCCAAGCCAAAAGAATTACCGTGATGTCCGATACGGACAACTACATCTTCACGGTTCGTGAGCCAGTCGTTGGTCTGTCTATGCTTCGAACGTGCGATTATGCACCCTTGTGGGCAGGCCTAACCGCAGATATCGGCGTCCAGTGGTTTAGCCGGCAAGATTGGGATAACGGGCCGAGCAACTGCTATAAGGTGCTATATGTGCGCCCAGTCGGAGCCAAGCCATGAGCCCCATCCTGAAGACACGGAGAGATGCGTGAGCGACCTTTGCCCAGCCTGTCACCAGCCCTTGCCAGTGAAGGGTGAACGTTCGTGCGCACGATGCCATAGGTCCATCAAGCGGCATGATAAGTGGCATGCGATCGGCTCTCTAATAGTCCACAAAGATTGCAAGGATGTTACTTTGTCTGGGCGTAAAATAGAGAAACAAGCCCAACTAATCGACGTGTCGCTGTAACTCCCACCTACTAACCGGCCTCGGCCAGTACTACGGAATCATCAATATCTATTCCCTAGAGGCTGGCTCATGCCCAAAACGTTGCTTGTTTCAATTCCGCTCACACCCCCCAGCGTCAATCACTACATGAAGCACCGCGTGGCGTCACTCAATGGACGCGATACGGTGATGAGTTATCCCTCGCGCGAAGCTAAGGAATGGTGGAAGGCTGTCGGGATTTGTGCCGGCGGCCGATCGCTCATAGCTGATGGCTTCGAGATCGCCTACGTGGTCTACCAGGGCAGCAACGAGCGCGGAGACGTGGACAACTATGCCAAGTGCATCCTCGACGCGCTGGTGAAGGCTGAGGTGATCGACAGCGACCACAAGGTCACGGCCCTGCATGCCTACAAGGTACGAGACCGCGCCAACCCACGCACAGAGATATTCATTCGACCAGTCGGGCAGCTTGCCCTTCTGGATGCACCTATGCCAGCGAAAGAGGATTGGTAAGCCATGGCGAGACCCAGAAAACTTCGCCCCGTCACGATACCGATAGGCCTGTCTGTCGCATACGTTGAACTAACACAGGGGCAATACGCGGTCATCAATAGTGAGATAGCAAGCCTTGTCGGTCAGTACAACTGGCACGCGCAGTGGGCCCCAAATGTCAGCAGCTTCTATGCGGTCAGGCATGATCGGAGCGGTCAGAACGAATATCTCGGCATGCACTCCTTCATCACCGGCCTTAGCCCTACAGATCATTGCAACCATGAAACGCTGAATAACCTACCACACAACTTACGAGGCTGCACGACTATGGAAAACTCCGCGAATCGAAAGAAGCAAAAGAATCGCAGCGGCTACAAGGGAGTGACCGTTGAACACGGTAGATACCGCGCCTCCATCAGAAAAGACAAGAAACTAATCAGCCTGGGAACCTATGCCGAGGCGGAAGTAGCTGCGCGTGTTTACGATGCCGCCGCGATCCATCATTATGGCCAGTTCGCCAATATCAATTTTCCATCAGAGCACCAACAACCAACTCAATAAAGGAGTCCCACCATGCCAAACGTATTTATCTCAAAGGGTAAGCGAGTCAAACTCACCCTCCGCGACGCCGCACTGCTCCGAAGAGGAGAAGAAAAGCGGCATCACTTCAAAGTAGACCTCATTCTCTCCGACGGGGACGATGCCCTCAATGGGATGCCCGAGTGGGTTCAGAACGCCTACACCAGCCTCATAAAGACGGGCAACCTCGCCACCATGCAGAAGTTCGATGTGCGGCTGGAGAATGCGACAGTGGAGATGTTCCCGACTCCGAAGAGCCGCAAGTTCTTCTCTCCGATCATGGATGCGACGCTCAGCAGCTTTGTGATGACCCGCACCGGCAAGGGGGATGAAGATGCGGTCGTGACACTCTCTTTCTCTGCATACTTTCCGGGTCGCAAAGAGATTCACGAGTGGACGTTCGACCACAAGACGGCTAACTTCTGGGCTGCGTTCGAAGAGGCGCAGGGAGACCTCAACTTCGCCGGCACGGGTGCGGAGGACGACGACCAGGAGGATCTTCCCCTCGGTGAAGAAGAGGAAGAGGATGAACTGGAGGCCCAGGCCACGCACCGCAATGCCAAGGTCGTAGCCGCTCCCAAGCCCACGCCTCCGGCCAAGAAGCCTCTCACGGAGTCTCAGCAGATAGCGAAGGCCAAAGAAGCCATCCAGTTGATGTAGCTCACCACAGCGGCGGGTCTTCGGGCTCGCCGCCCCCAACCTACTTAGAAGGCCTGAATGAGCACGCAAGAACTACCGCTTCCGAAGAGTGAACACATCGAAGTAGCCGTGCTCGGTGCGATCCTGCTGCAGCCGGAGTCGCTAATTCACGCGCAGGAAAATCTCCGCGTCAATGACTTCGCGCTGGACTCGCACCGGCGCATCTACGCCGCTATCCTGCAGGTTGCGAAGGCAGGTTTGAATGTCGATTACAACACCGTCCGGGACGAGCTCAGTCGCAGGAAAGAACTGGACTCCGTGGGCGGCCCCGGCTACGTGTTGTTTCTTGGCGAAGGCATCCCGCGAAACTTCAACATCGAGAGTTACATCAGGGTCGTCAAAGAGAAGAGCCGCCTCCGAGCCGCTATGTTGCTGGCCAACCGCATCGAGTCCGAGGCCAGCGATGAGCAGGAAGACTCACAGCATTTACTCGAGCGCACCATCGAGGAGTTCAAAGACCTTGCGGAAGACTCCCCGGACGTTGATATGCAGCACGTCGGAGCATTCCTCGCCACCCAGGGGGACGACTCAGAGGCTCTTGAGGCCATGGCGACCACCGGGGGCCTCATGCTGGGCTGGACACAGTGGGATGAGGTGACAGGGGGACTGCAGCCGGGGGAGTTGATCGTCCTTGCAGCCATGGCGAGCTCCGGGAAGACGGCGTGGGCCTGCAATGCTGTCTACTACACGTCGGTGGTCCTCGGAAAGGTGACAGCTTACTTCCCGCTCGAGGATGGCCGGGGTGCCGCCGTCCGCAGAATGATCTCCGCTGCCACAGAGGTAGACCATCGCGCCATCCGCGACGGGAACCTTGGCCCACGCGACCAGTCTCTCATTCTGGAGTGCCGCGCCCAGCTCGCAGTCGCCCCGCTGTACCTCGATGAGACTCCCGAGATGACCATGACCCGCATCAAGGCGAAGTGCGCCAAGCTGAAGCGCCAGAAGCTCGCCGAGGGGCATCCCACAGGCCTCGACCTCATAGTGATCGACCAGTTGAGCCACACCGAAAACACGGACGTCTACGAGAGGGGCGTCAATCCAGAGGAGATAATCGGCCGTCAGGCGAAAGCGGCTAAGAAGATCGCCAAAGAACTAGGCGTCCCGGTCGTTTTGCTTGTCCAGTTGACGCAGGAGGCGGCGAAGCGTACCGACCCAACCCCGAGGATTACGGACATTGCGGGTTCGGGGAAGGTGAAGAACCATGCGGATATCGTGGTATTCCTGCACCGGCCCGAACTCTTCGACAAAGCCGACGAGTCTTTGAAGGGTCAGGGCCACATGATCTTTGCCAAAAACCGCCAAGGCGAGACGAAGACCTGCATCTGCACCTACCGGGGTCGCATCCTGAAGTGGGAGGACGACACGCAGCCAACTCCGAAGCAGACGTCCTTCGATGCCTACCACGAGGTCTACCATTGAATAGAACCTGCTGGGTTAGTGGTACTGTAGCGGAACAAGTGGAGGGTTTATGTTCAAAAAGCCGTGGAAGGTCGTCTACACCGATTTCGGTGAAAGCATGGGGACTGACTCTAAAAGTAAGATTGTTGATGCCGACGGAAAGCCGATAGTGGTGATCGGAACGGGCGTGGATGGACAAAATAGATAAGCGGGAAACTTAAACAACAAAAGCCCACCGCCTGATAGCGATGGGCTCCGTTGGCTCTGGCGATTCTCCGCAACCTCCTTTCCTCTCCTAGTCCGATTTGTAGATACACTTTCCAATGAAAAGACTGCTCAGGTGCAACGTCTCCGGCGTGATGAGATAGTCGTATCCGCTCAGCGTATTCAGCGGCTCTAGACCCCCATGCTGCATAAAATCGGTCATCAGATTTGAGCAGTCCCGCGCTTTCTTGTTGTGGATCCGGCGATGGATAGCCAGACCGAGGATTCCCAAATAGTCATACGGCATGCCTATTTGCGATTCCAACCTATCGTGCGCGGCGTTGAATGCTTTCTGGGGTACCGGAATGGCGTACGTTCGCTCTCGAATCGGCTTTATCCAATCGAGTGGCCGCGCTTGCACACCCGTTCCCGCATGCGCCCCGGTCCACGATTTACCATCTCTCGATAATGCTTCGCAGTGAATCCAGAGTGAGTTGGTCCACCACGCAATCAGAATCGTGACAAGTGCCGACAAGTAAGACATGGGCTTTCGGATCGTTAGCCGGTCAAAGGCATAGATAAAGCGGATGGTCAGCGCGGGCATTAGGCCACCTGAGCGATTTGCTGATAGATGGTTAGGTCTAGGCCGCCTTCAGCCTTCACGTAAGCCGCCAGAGCCGCTTGGACGTCGGCCTCGATGTTCCCAATCTGGGTCAGGGTAGCGACTGGCATGTTCGGCGTGGCCTTGAGCACGGCAATCACACCCTGCATGGCGCCGAGGGCGGAGAGCGTGTCCTGCGTCTTGGTTTGGCCCGAGCCGATGGACGTGAACAGACCCGCGACCGGCGCGGCTAGGCTGCTGATGAGGGTCGCGGTGCTGGCCCCGATGACGCCGCTGTTTGAAAGGATGACCGGCACCAATGTGCCGAGGATGGTCAGAATCGTAGTCAGCATTACTTCACCCCCTGAGTTGTCGTTAGAGTGGCCTGCGCCTGCTGTGCCGAAGCCAAGGCCGTTTGCGCCTGCGCCAGCGTCTGACTCCCCGCGTGGTATGCCTGATACGAGGCGTTGGCTAGGTTGGTCGCCGTGATCAGCCCGTTGAGGTAGGGCTTCTCCGTCGCCTGTTGCGCCGAAGTCTGCGCCGTGTAGTTGATCTTCTCTTGATTGACGAAGGCGTTCACCGCCGCCAACGATTCCCCGAGAGTCTGGTCCGCTGAGTTGAGGTATCCCGGCGCCAGGGCTGCCGCGGGGGTGGTCGATGTTGCCGTGACGCATCCCGACAAGGGGAGCAGCAGCAGCGGTAGAAGAATCAGGATGAATAGTGCTTTTTTCATTTGTAACCTCGATTATTTTGGGCTAAGTACCGACTCCTCTTTATTGACAGGAGGAGTAACGATGGGAGCAGTGGTCAGGCGCGTGTTTGTGATATTGAAAACTTGGTGGAACCAGTCGTAAACCCATGCATAAATCGTTTCCCATGTCCATGGGGTGCCAGGGGTCGGGGCTGTCTTCACCGCAGCGGTCGTCAGATTTAGGACCATGGCGCCGATCGCTACGCGGTTGCCATAGAGGTAAAGCCACAGCTTCATTTTGTCCATGTTGCCTCCAGAATTAGCATTGTTTCGTCCTGTCTTGACGCCAGTTTCTGTAGGCGTGACGCAGCATCCTTCGGAACCCTGGGAACTCTCTGTCGAGCGACGGAAGCCTCTCGCGCCAGTTCAATGCGAACCCGGCCATAAGATCGACTAGCACCTCATAGCAATAGCGGGTCTTGGGGTAGCATCTGAGCAACAACGAGGGCGGTAGGAAATTGCACAGGAGAGCGTTGATAGCGACGAAGGCGCATATGCGGAAGAAATCGTGCCGTAAATCATGCATTAGCGTCATGCAGGCCTCTTCCGCCACTGCAAAAATACGCTGGAGCTCGCAATGATTCCCAGCACGGCACCGATAATTCTCTCTTCCCCACGGAGGCCGGATAAGTCGCCCTCCATCTCGTAAACTGCCTTCCACTGCTCCTTGACCGTGGCGTCGGTGGTCCTCAAATGCTCATTCAGCGCCACGATGTTGTTGTCTTGCACGGCGTCTTCGGCGGTGATCACCGGTACATACTGCAATCGCTGTGGGGTCTGAGCGTAGGAGGGTGGGTGGTGCCCTCCAAAGGCGATGAATATGCAGACAGTGATGGTAATAAGCCTTAGCACGAGAAGGACCTTGCCGACTTCCAGTTTCCTCACTCGCGGCTCCATCGCGCCGTCATCACTATCGTCACTCAGCGCTTTTCTTGACATGGGCGACCCTCTTTATTTTTGAATTTGAAGCCGCACGATTACGCTAAGGCTTGTACTGCATTCATCCGGTTCAACCAGCCGTGGACGAACCTCAACTGCGTCGGGTCGTTTGCCGCGAGCCTTTGGAAATAGGCCCTCTGAAACATTCCGTACTGCGTCATCACATCCGGGAAGCTGTTGACTTTGGCGAGTGTCTGCGGCCCCATCCCACCATCGGGATTCGCGCCCACAGACATCTGGAGGAGCTTCACCGCTTCCCTGTTCCCTTCGACTACCGCCATGGAGAGCAGGGCCGTGGCGATCGCCTGAGAGTCGATTTGGGCCAGCAGGATAGGGTCTGCATACTGCTCGACGAGGACGTTTTCCGCAATCACGAGGGCGTGGTCGCGGTCCATGTCATCGTAGAATCCCGTCTTGGTGAGGTCGGGGTGCCACCTCTCCGCAATGCCGAAGCGTGTTCTTCCGCCGCGGTCATCCTTGTAGCCAGTCACTTCCCCGACCATCGTTGCGTCTTCCTGTTTCAGGACGAAATCCACCGCTGCTTTTATGTCTGCCATGATGCCTCCTTGGGGCGAAACGAGAGGCTAGTGGCAGTCTGGAACGATGACGCCATTGACGGTAGAGACGGCACAGGTGTAGTTGACAGTCCCCATCTTGGGCGCGGTCACTGCTACGGTTGCTGTCTTGGTCGAGCTCTTGAAATTGACTGTATCTGTTGGCGTAAATGTCACTGACAGCGTTGCCGTGCCTATCGGCAGATAGGTTCCCAGCGCAGGCGAGTAGGTGAACACCCCCGGCGTTGATGCCGTGGCATTCAGCTGGGCAGTGGACAGCGTAGAGGTGACAACCAAGGCCGCTGGGGCCCATGTAATGACGGGCGCGGCCTGCACAACTGGAGGAGGCGGAGGAGGCGGCAGGGGCAGGGCTGCTCCAACTACCTCAAACGCTCCGATGGAGGGCTGGGCTGGCCGCAGAGCGCCTGCATAGTCTGTGGTGACCCCGGCAACAGCGGCTCCAGCTCCTATGGCCGGACTGCCCGCCGTCAAGTGCGGGTCGATGGCGTCGATGTTCGACTCGGCGGTCAAGAGCGGATCGCCGCACTGGAAGGCCGTCTCGCCGGGGAGCGTGTTGTCCGGGCAGCCGGTTCTCATCGTGCTCCAGAGATTGTTCGTCGCGGTGATGTTGGCAGCGCCTATGCCGGTTTCGAAGTAGAACCCGGATGCGAGTTGGTTGAAATTCGCCGCGTCGGGGTAACCCTTGTTGATGTTGTTTTTGAAGATGATCTTTGTGGTCGGGCAGCTACCGCTTTTGCATCCGGTGTCGTACATCGTAGTCCCGTAGCCGACTGAGGTGTTGTTGGCCAGGGTGAGGGTCTGACCCTCCTTCATGCTGAAAGACCACTCATCGCCAGCGGCGCGGCAGAGGTCATGCAGGTTGGCATTCCACCCGGGCGGATTTAGAGGAGCATTCGATGCCGTGCCGAGAAAGCGGCAGTTGCTGACAGAGACGGAATTTTCAACGCTGGTTGGGCCGCCCGCGCCGGTTTTGAAGGTTGCGCCTTCGTTGCCTTCCGCCCACGAGTTTGTAACATGAACCTGTGGGTTGTGGGTGAGGTCGTCTCCTTGGTGGAGGCCGTCAAAACCGTCTTGGGTGTTGTGGTGAAAAACGCTGCTATCGATGTTATAAATAGCGTCTCCCATAGCGATCAGGACGAGACCATCCCCATACCCCCACCCGCCATCATCGTTGCCGTAGTTGTAGGAATTTTGATTGGGGGGAACGGCGAGGTTATATGGCTTGACCGCGTTGAATCCATTCCACCCCACATCGATGTGGGAGATGTTGATCGTCCCAACCGATTCGCAGGACGCATTACACCCGCCGCCGTCAGCATCCCACCCGCCCATGCCGTTACCTTCGATGAACAGGTCGGAGGCCGTGGACACGTCGCTGGCGGTTGTGTTGTAGTGGCTTCCGTTGATGCCCTCTTCCGCCAGCCCTACGAGGGCAAGGTCTTTGAGGGTAAAGTTCGACGGACCTTGCCCGGTGTAGGACTGCATGAGGATGCCGACTTTAGCGAAGTTGTTCTTGTCCTGCACGCACGACCCTGTTACTGCGTTGTTCACGCGAACGCAGGTGTCCGGCTGGGTCAGTTCCATGCACTCTAGATCGACGTAGTTTGAACCGTGAAGATCAAAGAGGGCGTTGACTCCGTCGGTGCCTTCGATGACGGTCGGATTGAGCAGGAGGGTGTGGGTGGGGTTATGGCACGCGCCTGCGTTTTTGCCGAGGATTCGGGTAGGATTCCCAGCCGAACCATTTGGCGGCGGCGGCGGATGGCAGCCATCTGTTCCCCCAGTGCTGGTACACCAGGGCCACGCCTGCCCCAGCCCGTTGAGCGGCTTGCCGTGGTAGTAGGGGCCAAGGTCTTCATATTGCACCGTGTCGCCACCCGCGATGCGCCACGCAAAGGTGGACTGATTGAGCAGCCAGTACAGGTGATTTACGGCGCACGGCTGTGCCGTTCCCGATCCGGGGTAGGCGGCGTTCGTGGTGCCGGTGCATTGCGTTGCCGTGCCGCCGTCCAACCGGACATACCAGGTAGTCGGTGTGGGCGCTACGATGCCGCTCTGCATGGCCATGATGGAGCTGACGTGCGGGCGGTAGGTTTGGGCGGGAAGGCTCAGGCAGCATAGAACGGCGGCGAACACGAGCAGGAATCTGCGCATGGTGAATCTCCTTTGCAGGTGATAGTGGGATTTTGGGAGTTCGGTCAAACCCTTGAAAAAAAAGCTGTTGTTTTGTGTTGCCGTACCCTACACTTCCCAGACAATGGCAACTGCGGTACTCAGCCCTACAGAGATTTCGGCAAAGCACCGCATCCCCACCCTCGACGGATGGCGCGGCATCGCGATCCTTCTGGTGCTGGTCAGCCATTTGCAGTGGGGCTTATTCCACCACGAGATCATCTCGACGGGCATTCATGGAGTCGCAGTCTTCTTCGTGCTCAGCGGCTACCTGATCACCTCAAAGCTTCGAGAGGAGTATCAGCAGACCGGCTCGATCAACCTCAAACACTTCTTCATCCGAAGGCTCTTCCGGCTCATGCCCGCCGCATGGACCTACCTGCTGGCGATTGGATTGATGACGCGACACGGGCTTGTACTTGGACGCCACACGATCCTGGCCTGCCTGCTGTTTTATCGCAACTTCAACCAACTCATTGATGCTGGGCCCGGCTCTTTCATTACCGGCCATTTCTGGTCGCTCTCGATCGAGGAACAGTTTTACCTCTTTTGGCCTTCCACTCTTTTACTTCTGGGATTCAGGCGAGTTCGCTATTTCTGTCTCGTCGTTGCGGTGATCGTGGCAGCAGTACGGTTGCACCATTGGTCGATGCTGATGACCATCGAGCCGGCAGAGTCGTTCGCAACGCAGTATCGAGCCGACGCGCTTTTTGTTGGTTGCGCTGCGGCCCTTTCGGTTCCGCTTCTATCCAGATACGTTCGCGGATGGATGCTCGCACCTCTGTGCGCCCTTCTGATTCTCTGCATTTCGAAATACAGCCTGCTCATCCCTCTCTGGGAGCCGGTCGTCATCGCTCTGGCCATTTTTTCCACCTCTACAGGCAGCCATCCGGTGATGGCCCGCACCCTCGAATGGAAGCCGCTGGTTTATCTAGGAACCATCTCTTATTCGCTCTATCTTTGGCAGGAACCCTTTCTCTGGACGCACATCGACGGAGCAACGTCTGCGGTGGTGCGGCTAGCTGTCGTCGCCGGAACCGCAGTGCTGAGTTACCACTTCATCGAAAGGCCGATGATCGCATTTGGAAGGCGGTTGATCCCCTAAAGCTGAGCATCTACAGCGTAGCGTTGCCCACGGTGACCCAGTTGAGCAGATTGTTTAGCACATAGTTGGCAGCGTCAGATGCAACGCTGATTCCTCCAAAGCCGATCTTGGTTGGCGTAATGAAGGTGCCCACTGCCTCCGAATAAAAGTTGATGAAGTTCACGCCGTCGAAGCTGTAGTCGAAGAAGAGGGTAGTGCCACTGTTGCGAAGCTGCACCCAAAGCGGGGAAAAGAAAGGGGAAATAGGATTTCCGGTAAATTGCGTTGGGCCGGATGCCACCGTTGAATTATCTGAATTGACATTGTTGATCCTCTCCACGCGCGGCAAGATTCCAGTCGTTTGGGTGAGAAATTCAAAGCCCATCAGCTTCGTACCATCGTAGAAATAAATCCCAGCGTCCTGTGAGCTTACGAATCCCTTGCCTATCGCCATTCTGAATTGTGCTTGAACCTTGTACGGCGTACTTGGCTGTGCAACAAATAATCCGCGCCAGTTCAAAGAGCTACTATCGACTATATGCATCAGGATCGGCCCGCTGCTAGAGCCGTTTTGAATCGCCGTTGAGGCACCCTGATTCACCCAGGTGAAGCTTGACAGCGCGGGGCAGCTACTTCCACCACCGCCTCCGCCGCCTGCTGCCCACTTCGTTCCTGTTGCTTGTGTTGAATCAGCCGTGAGCACCTGCCCATCTGAGCCAACTGGCAAACGTGTCGCAGTCCCGCCCGTTGCCCCGGCGATCACGTCACCCTTCGTAGTCATCGGGTTCGCGAACCCGGCTGGATTTGCCGCCCACTTCAATCCCAGCACTTGCGACGAGTCCGCAGTGAGTACCTGCGTGTCAGCGCCGACTGGAATACGGGCGCTGGCCGTGCTATAGCCTGCGAGATCGCCCTTGGTGGTAGTTGGCGAACTTCCTCCTGCTGGCACAGCCCAAGTCGCATCTTCGCGCAGGAATTTGGTCGTTCCTGCTGTCGCTCCCGGATCGGGTACAGCTCCAACCGCGTGACTGCTTCCAGAGGCAACCATGACCGGGAGATCAGTGGCGGCAACTGCACGAAATGTAGGAACCGCTGCACTACCCGAGGCGGGGCCAGCAAACACAAGGTTCGCACTCTGGGCGTTGTCTGTGATTGCAATGGCAGGCGTCGTGGTTGGATTTGTAACCGTGACAGTCTGCCGCGACGGAACCGAAGCCGAGACCCTGCTGACTGACCCCGTACCCGGCGCAATAGACATCTTCAGCGCGATCAGGGAAAGCCCAACACTGCCGCCTGTGGTACCAAACCCAACCGTATTCGAGTAGACGCCAGCAGCAGAGGCAACCCCGTCGAATCCGGTCACAATAAAAGGGGTGGTTCCGATATTAGATTGGGTGGCAACTTGCGGCCATGTGGGTGTGGTCGAGATTGCTCCCACTCCAAGCGTGGCCGCTGACAAATGAAGTATGTCGCCATAAGCGGTAGTTGTCACATTGCCCGTTCCCAACGTGGCTCCGTTGGATATTGAAAGTGCGGGAACGTAGGCATCGACCGTGCTCTTCGGATACTCGTAAAGATTGACCGTTGGCTTGACGTTAGGGCTGATATTTAGCGTGACTGTGTTGGCACCGCCCACTATGTTGGTGGCGATAAACACGCCCGAGGTAAAAGGCGTACCTCCACTGACTCCCTGCAAGTTGTAAAGCGTATAAGTGTTTCCCTGAGTGTCGCTGCACGTAGGCGATGAGCCGCCTGCTGAGTTGTAAATAAATTCAAGCAGAATAGTGTTGCCTGCCACCGTGTTTGAAGCAAAAGTGGTAGCGAGCGTGCTGACCAGGACAGCCGAGCCGGATACCTCCTGAATCAAAGCGCTTCCGCTGACGATCTGAACCGCCAACGAGATGGCTCCACTGCCTAGGTCACTCACAGCAACCGACGCGCTGCTCTTGAGGTTGAGCACTGTGGACGAACTGTTGGCCGTTCCGTCGTGCTGGAGGGCGATACTGCTCCCGCTCGCTGGCACGGAAAACGTCCCATCCGCCTTCAGGAACTTCCCCGCAGCCGCCGAGCCCGCAGGAGGAGCAGGCACCGCACCTGCCGCTCCGCCTGAACCAGAATCGCCAGTGAACGCGCTGATCGCCAGCGTACGGTTTGCTGACAAGTCCCCGCCGCCCGTAAGAGGCGCAGTAGTCGCGATTGTTCGGCTCGTCGGAACCTTCGCAGCGAGGTCCGTGACGAGGTTAGTGACCTTCGACTCGGGCAGGCTGGGAATGTCCGCTGCGACCAGCGCACGCAGGATTACTGTTCCGCTAGATCCATCCGGCGTTGCCAGAACTTCATTCGCGGGGCCAGATGGCAGCACCGCCGACATCGTCCCGTCCGCAGCTACCGTGGTCGTCGTCCCATCCGGCTTTACCGTTCCCCGCAAAGACGCTGTGGCCTTTTGAGGGTAGAAGCTGATCGACTGTAGCGGTGCAGCACCGTCGGTCTGCGGCTTGACGTTCTGATCCCCGGTTGGAGCCGCCGGGGCGGTGCTGTTGAGCAGGATGCTTACTGTTGGAGTGGGCATTAGTTCCCTACCTCGAAAGCCTGCGGTGCAGGCCATCCACCCGGTAACGGGTTGGCCGATGCTCCAGCCGCGTGCGTGACTTGGATCGCACCCATGTAGGTGTACCCGGGGATGCCTACTTTGGCTGTGGTTAGCTCCGCAAAGACAGCAAGCACCGGGCTTTGATCACCCAGGTAGTCTGGATCTTGGATGGTCACGTAATACCATGTTGGCGTGCCACCCGGGTCAGGGATCGAGATTGACCGCGCGTGATAGCTCACCGTCCCGCTCGTGAAGGCCACCGTAACCGCAGCGAGTGCGATATGCGTGGCGTCCGGCTGCGAAAGCGATATCGCTGGCGTGTTGGCGTAGTTCGTATTGTTGATCAGCGTCGAGCCTCCGCCATCGATGGAGCCGGGAATCGTCGGCTGCTGGAAGCCCTGCGCCGTAAGCTCCTCGGTCGGACTCCAGTCATAGATCGATGGGTCGGTCTCCTGCACATCGATTTCGGTTCCGAGCAAAGTTACCTCGTTGCCGTCCGCCTGTTGCTTGTTGATGGTGAAGCGGTGCGCCGCAATCTCCAGATACTTGTTCACCCAGCCGAGCAGCGGCAAGGTCATCTGCACGACGTCGAGCGCGGTCGTCTTGTACATCGCCATGTTGTAGCTGAAGGTTCCGGTGCCCTGTTGCCGTCGCCGCATCAACTCGATCTTGCAAAGCCTCTGCGCCGTCGGGCTTGAGATGGTAAAGGGCAACTGGATATCGAGCCATCGCCGATCTCCGCCGTCGGCATATAGATTCACATCGCCAAACGGGATCATCGGAGAACTGGGGCCCGTATAGCCGTGGTCTATGTCCTGCGCATACGGTGGTATGTCGCTAGACTGCCAGTTGTTCGCCGGGCTGACATATGTGCCCTTGACGCCGTTGTAGAGGTCGCGGATGGAAACTTTCTGGCGCCAGCGGAAGGGGCCGGCGGCAATCGCGAGAGTCGGTGCCGTGTTCCCGAACGGCGCTATGACAATAGGGCCGGTGTAACCGCCAGGGAGGCTGTAGTTGACGGCGATGGAGATGGCCATGCCAGCAATGTCACCGAATATCGCACCATCCAGCGAATACTCAAGCGCCATGTTCGCACTGAACGCAGCGAGCGCGGCTACTGGATCAGTGAAGGTTATGTCGCCAACAAATGTTCCGTTTGCATGGTCGGGAATAGTCACGCCCGGGACGGTTGCACCGAAAACACTCTCGGAGTATTGCGAAGTAACGTTGGCAACGCATTTGATAGAGACAACGGTAGCCCCCGCAGGAAGCGACGGCATCGCAACGCCGGTCCATGTTGCATGTGCCGTGCCACGGTCTCCGGTGGTGACGGGCGGGATAGTTCCTGTGACCGATAAGGCGACAGGGGCAGGGGTAGTGCTCGTTGGCGGACTCACTGAGGCAGCGCCCGTCCCGGTAGTTGTTCCCGATGCTGGAGGATAAGCCCACGCTGTATATAAGCCAGAGACAGTGCCGGGGGGCGATGTTGGGCCGACTTCGCCACTGCTTCCAGCCCATGCCGCTGGCCAGATCACGAACTGGCCCTGCGTGTAGGTCAGCCGGCCGCCGCATGAGGTCAGAAGGTTTTGCAGCACCTCGCCACGTTTTACAGTCAGCGGGAAGCCACCGTTGCAGTCATAACGCGGCACCGTTCCGCCCGCCGCCGTCGGCACCAACTCATCGCAGATGTTGGCCGCAGCTATCAGCTTGTCCAGCGGAATCTCTGTGCCGTAAGCAGCCTTGAACCCGAATACCGGATGCGCCAGATAATCGGCGATGATGAGCGCCGGGTTTTCGGTATAGCCTGTTCCAGCCGCATTCGACGTGCCTGGTCCGGTCGAAAGCTGTATGTCATAGACATAGTGCCCCATGTCGTCATGGGCATCGGTGAAGGCCATCACTTGTAGCTGGCTCGTATCTGTGGTGGGCGAGAGGGCGATGCTATCCCAGCCCTTGGGATGATCAGGAGAGTTATAAATCTGCGTCCAAGTGGTTCCGTTGTTGAGCGTGTACCAAATCCCAGCCGACCGGCCGGTGAAGGTGAATGGGTTTACAGCAGAGAGGATGTTGAGATAGAGCGTTCCCGGAACCGGCGAGGCAGGCAGAGAGGCGAACTGCCAGACGCATCCGACATAGATGTGGTTATGGAGAATTTCTGCCGAAGCATAGGTGGTCAGGTCCGCATCTACGGCGCTGCCGGGATTCTGATATCCATCTGTCGTTCCGCTATCGAGGCCGAAATTGTAGCCCTGATCTACTCCCAGTTCATAGGCACCGACATGCCCATTGCTTCCCCAGCCATTGAGTAGCGTCGTCGGGCGCTGGAGGACGTTCGAGATTGCCGAGGCTCGCGGGTCGTAGATATCGTTCTTCCCGGAGATGCGGAAGGCAATCGTCGGCAGGCCGTTGGCGAAGATTGCGTCGTTGTAGTGCAACCGCAAAAACACAGATGTTTTGCCAAGGAGTTTGTGAGCTGCGGTCCACGGATTGCCGGGATAGGTGACGAGGTTGCCGGGGTCGCCATCATAAGGCGTTCCGCTGATCATGCCGGGGAAGGTCTCGGTGTGATCGCCGAGCAAAACCTCCATGTGAATCTTCGCCTTGTAGTTCGGCCACAGCGTCAATGCATCCCCGGAGCCCGAAATCGTCGTTGCGGCACCACCGCAGAGATACGAGAAGGTGACGCTGTCTATGACCGTCACCGCAAAACGCCCGTTGAAGGTGCCGTCCCAGACATTCTCAATTTGCAGCGTATCGCCTGTTTGAAGGTCTGTGATACCTGCTGTCAATACCGCAGTAACGACGTCATTGGTCCGGGTCAAACTGACGAAACCTACCGCTTGCTGGGTCGGCTCAAAGCTGCACCCGTTGTTATCCAGCCGAACCCGTTGGCCATCGAACAGCAGGGCATCCACGTTCTTGCAGGCGTGGCAGGCAAGCATGATAACCAAGTCGAGATACTTATTGCTGTCATCGTGCTCGCTGATATGGACAAGGACGCCGCCAACCTTTGCGCGACCGTAGACAACGTTCCACGGTGCCGTTGGATTGCGGGAGAGCAAGGATGTGCCAGTGAGCGGCCCTTTAGATAACAAGGTGCCGATGCCGGTGAGCAGCGTGCCGATGCCAGCCATGATGAGCATTGGGTTGCCGAGTAAGATGCCCCCGGTTATCTCCAAGCCGCCAATGATGATGCCGACGTATTTAGACATAGATCAAACCCGCCATGCTCTTACAGCGTGGTTGAGAGAAATTCGGCAAAGTCCCCGAGCACGGCACACGATAATTTCGCTCCAATTCAGCGCGATAATGCCAAGGGAAAAGTCTCGTGCGCGTTCGATGATCACGATGTCTCCGGTTTGAACGCGGCGCACCGGAATTTCCGGCATCTGTAACTTGGCGGTGATGCTTGCAACGATGGCCTGTACTGATGTGGCACCGGTTGCTGCCTTGATCAATCGGTAGGCTTCGCCGCGGGAGCTGTACTTGTCGCGGAAGTCGCTGGCCGGGTCAACGCCGGTCATCTCGCGAACGGCGCTGCACACGAACAGGCAGCAATCCCACGAGCCGTAGACAAAGCGATCATGCGCATGGGTGCGAAGAAAGGAGTCCAGGCGAGCCTGCCAATCGGGTAAGCGTGTCATTGATTGTTGATGCTTGAAGGCGTCCGGCCCCAGTAGATAGTCACATCCTGAATGCTGGCCACGAACTCCATGCCGCGGTCGCCGGGATAATCCAACTGCTGATCTTCGTTGGTGTAGCGTCTGTCCACTGCCACGTTCATCTCCACCAGCCGGTTTTCGCAGTTGATGGAGATTGTGCAGGTCTGCCCGTCGACATCGACGGTGGGCTGATCCATGCGCCCCGCCCACGAGATAACAGGGGTGTCGATTAGGGCAAGGGTTGCATCGAACAGGCCCAGTCGCACCAAGACGGGAAGTCCGACCTGAAACTCCGTCATTATGTCGGCCAACAGAGTGGTGTCGATGCCGCTCATGGTAAGCGTGATTCCCTTGGCGTCGATGCTCGATCCTTCTTCGATAGTTGAGATGGAGCCAAGAGTACCGACGCCAAGCCACGTCAGACCGCCCCAAACGATCGAGCCGCGCCCCGTCCATACGTAGATCGGGCCGTTGACAAAATGCGCCTCGACAAACAACGCGGGCCGCGGATTGGTTGATTGAATCGCCGCGAGTTGCCCTGAACTCAATCCGTCGCGCGGCATCTAGAGGGCCTCTCTGCAATCGAATTGAAGGCCGTATACACGCGCCGCCGTCTCCGACCACTTTCGCGCATTGGTCTTGAGACGCATGAGAACCTTTACGTTGTTCAGAATGATTGAATCGCCGTCGGCGGGCGATTCACGCAGACTCGGCCAGATGCTCAGAGCCGCGTTGCCACTGCCATCTGCGTTTGCCGTGCCTAGATTGCGATAGGCGCGGTACCCAATCTGTAGCCAGTCGCCGGGTAGAAGAATCCCGCTTGCTCCTGCCGTCCATCCCTTCGTGTTTAGCGAGAATCCGCTTTGCGATGCGCCGTTGACCAGCGGCGTGCCTGCACCGCTCCCCTGCGGAGCAACCGCCAACGGGTCTCCGAGTTGGAAGACGTTCGCCTGCCCTCGCAGCCCAAGTTGGAAGGCAATCCACGCCTGCGCCTGCACGTGAGTCAGTGGAGGGTAGGAGACGGATGCCTCCAGCCATCCCTGCTGCCAGTCCTGCACCTGTTGCTGGCCGGTGAAGGGCGAGATGCTCAGCGCAATGATGTCCGTTGCCGTAAAGTCAATCGTCGCCGGTGCCGATGGCGTCGTCGGCATCGAAATGATGTTCCAACCGTTGAATGTGGGCATCGGTTACCGTTGCGGCGTGCGCTTGATGCGCTCCGCGTTGACTTGAACCGCATTACTGACGGCAGATCCATGCACGGCAATGAGCGCTGCGCGGGTGCGCTGCTCAGTCAACACTGGATCAGTGCCGCGGGCATCGATCGTGTAATAGGCGGTGTTTCCCGGCGAGCCCTGACCGCGCCGTGCCGCCGTGTTGCCCGCAATCTGGCCTGACGCCGCAGCCATGGTCGATGTAGTCCCTCCCATCGTGTAAGCGCTGCTTGGCGCAGTTACGGTGCCACCATCGGCATAGCCTACCCAGCCGCCGGCGGCAAAACCGGGAGCCTTACCGACCTTGCCGCCCTTATTGATGTGGTTCAGAAGCCCCTTGAACTTAGCCGCGGGAGCGGCCCGAACGACGAACTCTCCATTCGATAGCTTCGCCGGAATACTGTCGCTCGTTCCAGTGCCAGGGCCGGAGATGGGGCCGCCGCCGGCAGCGGCAACGGCGGCCATATCAGCACCACCACCACCACTGTCGCCGAAGAGACTACTCAAGTCGAAGCCGCCACTACTCCCGCTACCTCCGCCACTTCCACCCGTACTGCCACCGCCACCGAGAGCTTGAAGAAAACTGCCGCCGCCGCCACTACTTCCGCCAGCACTCTTCACCCAGAACGGGTTACCCTGCGAGCCATCTGGTTTGGAGGAGGTCTGCTTGCCGCCAAAGATGCCGCTAATCATCGAAAGTAAGCCGTTGCCAATACCGGTAACGCCGCCGCCACCGCCAGAGCCTCCTCCAATGCCAGCGCCGCCGTCGCCACTACTATCGCCACCACCATCGTTCTGGTCCGGTCCAATGCCCGTTATGGCATCGCCGACGCTTGACCCAATTCCGGTTATTGGAGTGCCGCCGCCACCGCCGCCCCCGCCATCGTTTTGATCAGGCCCGATGCCGGTTATGGCATCGATGCTGGGTAGACCCGGGATGCCGTGGCTGCCCCCGAGGCCGAGAGCGTCACCGCCAGGGGAGGTCACGCCGGTGCCCATGACGCCGGTGCCGATACCGAGAGCGCCTCCCTTGACACCACCGATACCACTAGCCGCCCCCAGCGCCACGCTAAGGGGGTTGCTCTGTGAACCGCCGCCCGTTCCCCCCATCCCGCCGCCCGCTGCCATCTGTACCCAAAGCGGATTGTTTTGCGATCCGTCCGGCTTGCCCTTCATGGCGTTGCTGAGATTGCCGAGAGGTCCGGAGAGGGACGGGAACGCCTTGCCAAGCGCGCTAAGGCCCGTTTGCATACCCTTCTGAATGGTCTGGTTGACCATCTGCCGCCCGATGTCCTGAAACATCTGCGCGAAACTCGTTTTGCCACCGGTGACAAGTTGCGTCAGGTTGTCCGAAAGTTTGGTGAACGCTGAATGCAACGCGTCGTAGATTACCTGACCGGCAGTTATGGCCGACTTCTGCATGTCGAGAAAGAATGCATTCACGCCATCGGCAGCGGTGCCTTCGGCGAGCAACGACTTGACCGTTTCGTCGATCAGGTGGTTGAAGTTCTCCTGTTCCTTCATCGCGATTTGGAGGCTTTGCCCGTAGCTGATGACGCCACCTTGGACCTGTTTCAACGCCGCTACTGTGTCAGCCAACTTCTCCTGTTCGAGCGCATATTGCTCTGCGGGAGACTTGAGTGCGCGGGCGTTTTGCAGGTCAGACGCACGCTTCTCCTCCTCGTTCAGGGCGACCATTGCCGCGCGTTGGGCAAGTAGCTGATCTTTCAACCCGCCGGACGCCGCTCCTGCAATCTGCACGTCGAGCGCATACAGCTTGGCCGCGAGTGCTGCATCATCTTGCGCCGCAAGCGAGCCGAGGATGGCATCGTTTACGATCTTGCGAGCTGCGAGTTCCTGTTGCAGGTTGATGATGTTGCCCTGGATGGACTGACTCTCTTTGGCTACCGACTCCGCATAGATTTCCTGTGAGCGTGTGAGGATTTGCGCAAGGCTTCCGCCCTTCGCCCTCAGTTCATTCCACGCCTGGGTGACTGCAGTCTGGCGGAGGACCGCATCCGACCCCTTATCCATCGCCTGGACCATGAGGCCAGATTGGGCGATGCTCAAGGCCGATGCGCGGGACGTCGTTCCCAGCAGATTGAGGAGCGTCGTCTTTGCTTCGTTGTCCGATATCTGGGCGTTCTTCTCCCGGATGAGCGATTGCGTTGCCTGGTCGACCAGCGATGCATAGTCCTTTGTCTTCGCGCCCGTCTGCTTGGCAATCTCCTCGCCGAGCTTCATGATTTCGTTGCTGGCTTTGTTGGCTGCAGCTACCTTGCGCTGCGCCTCCTCCTCAAGGCCGGCCGCGGCAAGCGTCTGCTTCGATTCGTCCAACTTCTCCTGCAGATTCGCGAGCAGCTTTCCGACCGGGCTTTCTTTCTGCTTGCCAAGGCCCGAGGTATCAGGAGGCGGCAGGCCGGGAGGTGGTTTCACCGTGCTCAACGGGGAAGCGGGCTTCGTATCTTTCGCGACGCGCTGCTTCTTCGCCTCGTTCAGTGCACCGATGACAAACTTAGGCGTCAAGGCTTTATTCAGCCGATCGTTCGCACCTTTCAGCCGCTCGATTGCCTTGTTGACGAAGTTTCCGACGTAGCCATCGAGCCTATCGTTTGCCCCCTTGAGGTCCACCGCCTGCACGAGGGGATTCTGCGTAATCCACCTGACTACGCCGGACCACAGCGCCTTAATCTCATCCATCTGCCCCTTGAAGAACTTCACCGTTCCATCTACCGCCCAACCCATCGCGATCCATGCTGCGTTCCATATATCGCGAAGCTGGTAGACGGAACCGCCGAGGCTGAAGGTGGCATCGCGGAACTTATAGATGGCGACACCGAGGCCGACGAGTGCCCCAATTGCCAGGGTGATCGGTCCACCTATCGCGGCGAGGGCTCCGCCGAAGACATAGGTTGCAGCGGCACCGATGCCCTCTTCGGCAGCCAGCAGCCCGACGAATGAGGCAGTGTATTTGAGCCATGCGCCGAACTCAGCCAGAACCGGAATCACCTTGCTCAAACCCAGGCCGCTGATGACCAGCTTCGATATTCCCGCTCCGACCTTCTCGATTCCACCTCCAGCCAGATCGCCGATGACTGGAATGGCAATTGCGGCGATCTTTAGCCCCGCCAACGTCTCTAATGCCTTCGTGAGGCCGTGGGCATGCTGTGTCGCGAAGTCGAGCGCATCGCCCAGCAGGTGAATCGCGCCAGTTACTTTCTGACCGAACTGCGCAGCGAGGTCGGGCAGATTCATATTCGTCGCGACGCTTTGCAGTTTGCCGATGAAGTCGGAGAGCGCCGGGAGCACTGCGCTGAGCAGAGAAAAGCCCATGCCCTTCAAAACCATGTGCAGTTCTTCGATTCGCTCTTTTGCCTCGGCCGATACCTGTGCGGTGGAAGTGCCGATCACCAATCCGAAGCGATGAGCCTCCTCATTGACAGCAGCCTGCTCCTTGCCGAGCTTGTTGAGCATGGGAATCAGCGCTGCGCCGCCTTTTCCGAACAGCGCCATCACCAAGGCTGTTTTCCCAGCCCCGTCGCCCATCTTGGCGACCTTGATCGCAACCTGCTCCATCATGACGCCGGAATCTTGCAGATGCCCCTTGGAATCAGCGACGGTTACGCCAAGCTTGCCGAAAATCTTCTCTAGCTGCGAATTGCCGTTCTGCGCCTTTAATGCGGAGACGCTGAGCCTCTCCAGCCCCTTGGTAACCGTCTCAGTTGCAACTCCTGTCAGCTTCGCCGCATAGCTCAGCACCGACATTGTCTCCGCCGTGGTGCCGGCAGCCGTCGCCATCTTGCCCATAGCGTCGGCAGTTTCGAGAGCGCCGTTGATCGCAGCGATCGTGCCCGTAGCAATAGCGCCAGCCATCGCGATGCCAGCGACGGCAATCCTATCCAGCGATCGCTTGATGTCGTTGGCGGTTTTGGCCGACAGCGAGCTCATCTTGTCCATCGATTGCGAGAAAGAGGCAGTGTTCGCCTTCAGATCGATGGTCAAGACGCCCACGACTACTGACATGCGATATCTCCAGTCTTTGGAAAGCTTGCGAACGCGGCCATAATGTCCTCGCCGGTGAGCGGCTTGACAGGTTGCGGGGGGAAGGGATGGAGCATGAAAATCTCAGGGTTGAAAGGTTTATCCGGGCGGCAAAAAGAGAAGTTTGCCGAGGTCGCGGAGATGATGCCGACCAACAACTCCTCGCGCTGGAGCTGCTCAAGTTGACGTTTGCGCAAGGCGTGCAGCATGCGTGGCGTCATCTCCAGCCATTCGTCATCGCTCAGCCGCAACTCCTGCCGTGCGATGGACCATGCTTCCAACCAGGTGAGCGGCGGCCTTACTCGACCGCCGTCGTAGGGCCCTCGCCCTCCTCCGGTTCAGGCATCGACGCAGCCCACGCCTTGAGTAGGCCTTCCTGAACCATGACGAGGTTTTGCGGCCCGATGAGATTGCCGACCTCCTCGAGCGTGTACTTCGCGCCCGCCCGTTGGAGGCAGAGATAGAGCAAGGCGCGGACCAGCTTCGCTGACGGGCGCAGTAGGTTCGCCTCGCCAGTCAGCACGTTCAAGCCGGTCAACTCCTCACAGTCGATGAGTACATTGTGCGAAACGACGAGAGGCCAGTCTTTCCCGTCGAGGCGGATTTGCACTTTTTGAATCAGTTTGTCTGCAATCTTGCGCGGCGGCATGAATACCTTCTTTTTTTTGGGATTTGTTTATATCGGGCCGGGGGAGGGCTGCTTGGTTACACGACGGTTTCGGTGATGGATCCGGCGATCTCAATCGTCAGCGTGAAGGAGTTCAGCACGCTTGGCTCAAGTGGCCCGTTGTCATACTTCGAGATGAAGCCGAAGCCCACGCAGGTATAGACCTGCGTTCCGCTGTTGATGGGTGCCGTGATCTTGAATGGGAACACCGTCCGTGCTGTGGCCAGGGCGAGGATGTTCAGTTGAGTCGTATCGCCGATGAAATTTCCGCTCACGTCGATCGTTCCCGGCAGGATCAGTCCCGGTAGTTTCTCTTCGGTCGCGTTCGGGCTCTGCAGGTGGGTGGCGTTGATGACCGGAATGGTGGCGAGGTTCGGCTTGATGGTCTTTACCTCGGCCATCGCTGTATAGGTAGTCGGGCTGGACGCGTCGCCCGTGAAGAATGTCGCGAGGTATCCAATAGTTGCTTTGGTTTTTGGCATGGGAATGCTCCTTTGGGGCGATTTGGTGGTGCAAAATGAAAAACCCGCCAATTCGGCAGGCTAAGACGTTCGAAGGTGGGTGCACCTCAGCTCGAATCGAAACAGACCAGGTACTCGAGGATGCGGATGTAGTTGCGCGCATTGTCGTCGAAAAAGTCGATTGAGTTCGTTTTGAAAATTCCATGGACGACTGTCGAATCAGCATCCGTGAGAGTGCCGTGATAGCCGCTCAGCACGTCGTTGATGGCCTTCGCGAGGCTGATGGCCTGCGCTCCGCTTGCTCCAATGCATTTGAGTTGAATGCGTGTCGAACTCTGGGAAACCGGCCCCTGAAGCTCATAGTCAGTGGGGTCCGACACCACCTCATATATCCAACTCGGCAACGAGAAGTCCTTGGGAAGCTGGGCCAGGAACCCGCCCGTCGGAGAGATTCCCACAACCGTCGCATCGCCCTGCACCAGCAGTACGAGCCCCTGTTCGATCATGATTTCAGCGAGTCCACGCCCGCTCGCATTTCTTCGGTAAATGCATCCAGAGCCGCCTTGTTCGCCTCATCGAAGCCCGGTCGCATGAATGGTTGCGTTGGTCCGTGCAGGCCGAACTCGACGAGAAACCCCCACACGCCAGGGGATTGTTTGCCGTCTTCGCTTTTGTACTCAGGCCCAATGGTGGCGACACCCGACTCTTCCTTTGGCGAGAGCTTCACTTTCTTGATCATGGAATCACGCAGCTCGCCGGGGTGCCGCTGGGGCGTTCCTTTCTTCATCACCGGGGCCTTCGCCTTCGCAGCGGCGAGAAGCACGTCGGCACCGGCATTCAGCCCCTTGCGCATCGCCTGCTTGGCGAGCTTCGGCCCAGCCTGCGCCAGCGCGTCCTCCACACCCTTCAACCCTTCCACATTTACGGTGATATTCATTGATTTTGGCTAAGCGCAAGGCAGTTCAATACAAGAATCACGCTGCGCTCCCCCGGGTTCTCGACTGCCTGGATGACATAGATGCCGTTGAGCGTTTGCACCCGCATGTTCGCCATGATGCCCGTCTGCCAGCGAATCTTGACGGTCAAATACAGTTGCGTCGTGTCCTGCCCAGCCTTGAGCACATCGATGCCGCGCACCGGATCGATCTGCGCCCATGTCGTTACGAACGGAGTCCATGCGGCGGCAGTACCTGAGATATCACTTACCGTTGTCTCCTGCAGGATGCTTATCCGGTGCACCATCTTGCCGGGGTCGAGCATCGGCCACGACACTATCTTGCCCTCTGCTGAGCGCCATAGGTGAGGCAGGAGGTTACGGTGTAGGGATACTCCTGCGCCGGTCCTGCGCCCTTCTCAAACGGAAGCAGATTGTTGTACCAAGCCGAGATGAGAAGCAACATCCCGGTCTTGATGCGTGCGCCCGGCCCGATCCAGAATGGATCCGTGTTCGAATAGCCGCTCGTAAAGCGCATCAGAATCGACGACGAAGGCCATGGCGTGAAGGTCGGCCAGGTGCCATTGTAGGGAGGAGCGACGATGGCTGGCTGCTTCGCGACATCAACGATGTAATCCGTGTCTTCGACCATGGTCGTATAGTCACCGTTAGAGTCGCGATATTTCAGGAGGTCGACGGAGATTGTGGGCGTGCGCATCTCCAGCCGATAGGACGGCCAGTAATCCATGCTCAAGTCCCACTGCTTGCGGACGAGGTCGCGATTCTGCAAAATCTCCGCCTGCTCCCGCGCACCCGAGATATACATGCTGATGCGCGCGTCTTCGAAGGAGTCCGCCGGGGACCGAAGCGGTACCTTCAAAGCGTCTTTTACGAAATCGAGGTCCAGCGGCTCGACGAAGGATTGCTGTGGCGAAGTATCGGTGAGATTGAGGCTGCTATAGGCGACTAGCGCCCCATACAAACCGAGGTTTGCGTAGGTTCCATATGCGCCACCGCCGCCAACGAAAGGACCCCAACTGCTCATAGAGCCGCCTCTCTAAGGCAATGCGTCATCCGGCTCCATTCGTCATAGGTAAAGAAGCTGCATTTTGCATAATTACAACTCTGACAGCATGCAACAACGTTTCCGGGAATGTAGCCAAGCGCATTATCTTTTCGGTCCATTTGGTATGCCATGCTCGACCCCTTGGTCATATAGCGCGCCCAAACGAGCGGCACCCAGCAATAGTGGCACCGTCCTTCGCCAATGATTGCGGCGAAGTCATCATAGGAAAGCGTGAACAGATGCGTTCTTTGCTTTGGGTTTGTAGTGGATGTCGCGGAGTTTCTGGTTGCGTTGAACAGCGACTCGTATGGACGAAGATTCCCATCGCGACATCTGCTGCATTGAGTCGACTTGCCGCCCTTTAGATTGCTTCCAGATACGAGCGCCTTGGTGCCGCAAACACATGAACAGCTATAAGACAGGGTGTGCTGCATTCCAATCCTTCCCACTAGGGAAAGGACGGTCCAACTACCAAATTTCGTTCCCGCTGCGATCTCTCGCCGGTTGTGGGCGATGGCTACACTCATAGTGGCTGCACCTCGAGCGGACCCGCCCATTTGAATACCGAGTTAGCAGGAAACACGTCGCCGATGACCATGTGCTGGTAGCGATCCTCTAAGGTGTTGCAAGGATCGACAAGGTTGTACCAGTGATATTTGCGCACCCGGTCCTCTTTATGCAGATAGCCGTAATGAAGGAGCCGCACGGGCAAGGGCTTGATCTGGTCGAGCAACTGAGCAGGTGCCGACGAGCAATGGAAGTTGCCGCCGTTCGCCGTGCGCATGAACGTCAAATTGCGGGCGGTAAGTTGGAAGATCGAAGGGCGTCGGAACTCTTTGTACCAGCGGTCCACCCGAATCTGGTCCTCTTTATCCCACAGGTAGACGATATGCATCGAGCCGCACACGATGCCCTCAGCTATTGCCTTCCGGAGCGCTGGGAGGTCGCGCGAGTCAAGCTCCTCGTCACCGTCCAGGCACAGAACATGGTCGCCGACCTTCGCGCCGGCGGCCCATACTTGCTGCAGCAACCAATCTTTGTCCTGGCCCTCATGGATAAATCCGCGCATGCTAAAGGGCGTACATAGAACAGTTGCACCATGCGCTGCCGCGACTTCGCGCGTGTCGTCCGTGGAATTGTCATCCATGATGAGGATCTGGCAGCACACAGGCTTGAGCGAGTCGATCACTCGACCAATCCAGCGGCCCTCATTCTTCACGCGAAGCATTCCATAGGTCATATACATGACTCCCTTTTACGGGCCATGGCTGTATCAAAGAAGAACCGGACCTCTTTTAGTTCTGAGTCGATAGTGTCTGGTTTTTTACCCATCTTCTCCAACTCAATGCGGAGTCCGCCATAGTCAATATTTAGGCCGGCATTTTTGACCTGAATCGCAGCGAGGGAAAGAGGAAAGCCATACGTCTCCCTAAAGAAAACCATCGTCCTCGCATCGGCATACCCGAAAGCGCTAGCTACTGCCATTCGGCCTTCATTGGTGCCGACCATGGACTCTCCTCCCGAAATTCTCATTTTTAGTTGTGCACCCAGAGATACCCCGGCGCTTTGGTATGGGTGGCGCCGGTTTTGATGAGAGCTTCAATGAGCAGCGCGTCGGCAGCACGATCCATTCCCGCGGGGCCGTCGAATCCGTTGAACTTATCGCGCCGAAGAAGAAACCCGCCTTTGTCGATGCAGCCGGCGACTGGGGCAACATCCATCGGTGCATAGCTCACGCCGTGCCCGTCGTAGATGCAGTCGCAATAGATCAGGTCCGCCTCACTTGCGGCCAACATCGTCTGCAAAAAGCGGGGAACATAGTATCCGTCGTCACTCGGGAAGCATAGGTGCTCGCCTTGCGCCAGGATCGCGCCATAGTTGGCCGAGTAATAGCAGTCCGCCAAGCGGGTCGCATGATATTGGAATCGCGTATCCCCGAGCTGCTCCACAACCTGTCGATTCGCCTCGATTGGGGAGTTGTCCATCACCAACACTTCGAAGTGCGCCTCGCTTTGAATTTGCAGTGACCGCAGCAGGCAGGCGAGATGCAAAGGCCGGTCAAAGGCGGAGACCACAAAGGAGCACCTCATAGTGATGTATGCTCCGCCCCGTACTTTTGCTTGAAGATGGCCGCGTTCTGTCTCAAATCTGCTGGTTGCCTCGGATCTCCCCGGAACGTCGACCGCAGCGAGCCATGATCGACGTAGCACCCGTCAAAAATGCCAATCTTCAGCCCGGCGCGCCGCACGCGCAGGCAGTAGGAATCGTCTTCGAAGCCGTATCCCGTGAACTCCTCGTCGAGCAACCCGACAGTGTTGATTGTGCTTCGCGGAATGAAAACGCAGACGAAGCAGACCATCCGCGTATCTTCGCGCAGGCCGATCCCTTGCGGTAACTGGTTTGCGTTGCCGACGATGTTCGTCACAGCCCCGATGATGCCGTACTTGGGGTGCTCCTCCGACGCTCTCTGCATGGCGGCGAGACCGCCGGATGTCCGCAGAAGAGCGTCATCGTTGAGCAGGACCACGTCGTTGTTCCCGGCGCAACCAATGCCGATATTGCAGTTGCGCGCATAGACAAAAGGCGTCTCACCCACCACGCGAGAATAGGAGGGGTGTGGCGGAATCCACTCGTTTCCATTGCTCCGGTCCCACACCACAATCGTGTCGACGCTCTCCTCATGACGAGCGACCGCCTCAGCGCATGGCGTCAGATTCGAGAGTGTGCGGCTGGGGATGATGACGGACAGATTGTTCATTTAGCGTTCGCCTGTCGGCCATTCTTGCCACTGTACCTGATTGGTGAGGGTGGAGTGGACATAACCCATAGCTCGCCTCACTGCTTTCTCGGTCAAGGCCGGGTCCGTGCCGCGTGCGTCGATGGTGTAAGAAATCTCGTTGGCTGGTTTCACATGCGGGTCAATCAGGTCCGCCCATTTGCGGAGTATCTGTGCTGTCGTAGATCGAATCTTCATCGGTGCGCCTACTTTCGTGCTGAGCATATCGAACAGTAACAACCGGGTTTGTGATGCAAGAGCGCGTAACTGACTGTGTCGCTTGGAAGGTCGATACTCAGCGTTTCTCCACTTACTTGCGACTTTAGAACGGTCGTATGCGCGATTCGTTTCGCCTCTTCTGGATTCTCGATAAGCGCGTCGGCTATCTCGCGAAACTGCTCCTCGGTGACGAAGCACTCCGACGTCATGCGGATCGGCTCGTTCACGTTGGCCGTTAGCGTGAGCGAGAACTTTGTGGCGAGCTGCGGCACGATACCCACATCTATCAGCCGTCTCATAATTGCCGAGTTGCTCGCGGTGATTGGTTTCATGTGATTGGTTTCCAGTTGTCGCCCATGCAGCGCGGGCTCGTATTGCTTGGATGGTTCGTTGCATACATCAGTTCGCCAGCATCGGCGCTGATAAGCTGCTTGGCCGCGCTTGCGACCGACACGAAGACGTTATCCTCGCCGATGTTCTTTGGTTCAAAGGGGTGTGCGGCCCACCACTCGCGCCGATAGCAGAGCGAGGTGCCGAGCGCATAGTTCCTTGTGCCTTCGTAGTTCCACCACGTTTTGCCATCCGTGAACCGCATCGAATGGAAGCCTGCGAGAGCCAGCCCGCTTTCGTTGAGCATGTCGACCTGACGCGCCAGGCGCCCGCTCCCGCTCCAATCGTCATCGTCCCAGTGGCAGATAACCTCGCCGATGGCGTTACTACAGCCGAAGTTACGCTTCTCTCCGATGTTGCGCTGCTCGGCCAGGTGTATCAGCCGGATTCGGTTATCGACGGGAACGAGATCCCGCACGTCCTCGCCGTCCGCGAGGATCAAAAGCTCCAACCGAGGATACGTCTGCTGCTGGAAACATTGGATCGCCTTCGGAAGCCACTGCCTTCGGTTCCGCGTCAGGCAAAGGCACGTCACAAAACGGTTGCCGCGGGCCCACCTCGGGAGCTTCCGGGACGATAACTTTGGTCTCGTATTCCACGCGGGGTGGGGTGGCATGGCGCACCATGCCGGACTTCAAAAGTCGCGCCCCCAGTTCGTCGCCGGGGTCGAATTCCTGATCGGCGGCAACGGTTCCATAATCGCCGGTCAGTTGGCTGTTTGCGATTACTCTCATGCGAATAGTCTTCCTAATTCTGCAGCCCATTGATCGGGATGCTTTGCGTGCTTCCTTTGATTGCAAAGGGCGCAAAGTATCTGCGCATTCTCTATGGAGTGTGCCCCGCCGAGTGCCAGCGGCATGACGTGATCGAGATGGAAGTCATCGCCGACCGACTGGCGGCATCCGGCGCATTTACCCTTTTGCCGGTCGTAAAGTTCTGCTATCTGGTCTGCCGTGATATTTCCGCCAGAGCCGACGGTCCGTGCGCGCCGATTAGCAACATACTCCCGATTCTTCGCCGGATTCAGCTTCCTCCATTCGATTAGCCGCTTCTTATGAAATTCCGGATGCCTCTCGCGGTGCAGTCTGCAGTTTTCCTGCTTTTTTTCTGGGTGGGTTACCGTGTATTTCCTGTGAATCGCTTTTCGCTTCTCTGGATTCGCCTTATTCCATTCTGTCGCTCGATCAATCGTTATCTGCGCGTTGGCCGCTTGCCATGCCTTAGCTCGCGCCTTATATGGAGCGGGGTTTGCTGCATAACGGGCCCTGTTCTTGGTCCTCTCCTCATCCCGATTGGCCGCGTAGCGTTCGGCATCGCGCTTATTCAAACGCTCGCGATTGGCTTCTCGATACTGCCGCAAATATTCGCGTTTCTTGCACGCCTTGCAGGCTCCGCATTCGCATGAGGCCGCGCGTTTCTTGGTTGTCATGCCTCTAAAATCCTCCCTATCGCGAGGCATACAGTAGCACAAATCGTGCGGGTTCTAGTCACCTTGGCAGATGAGCAGAACCCGCATTCGGGAGAGTTCTACTTAGGCGCTATGGGCTGGTCGTGAACGTCCCGCTGACGTAACTGGCGGGGCGTTTGACAATCAGCACCATGCGTTTTTCGGCCCTCACTGCAACCAGGTTTTTTACGAAGTAGTCCTGGTGCTCGGTGCTGACTTCCACCTGCATTTCCATACGGTCCCTAATTTGCGAGGCGATGGGGCTTCCACTGCCGACAAGGAAGGTACCGGATGCGATGCTGGTGGTGTAGACCACATCGAGGCCGAACAGAGAAGGCCGCACGTTGGTCTGGGGATCACCGAGGATATAGCGTCCGAAGGAATCCTTGGTCAAGCGCATTTCGAACCAATCGTTCGGATGCAGAATAATGAAGGTTGGATCGAGTTCCTTGGCGGCCGTGATCTGCTGAATGGCGCGGCCGACGATGTCGATCTTGTTCCAGCCCTTCACGGCAGAGAGTAGGGCGGTGTTGAACCCACTCGCCTGCGTAATCAACCCGTGCAGATTCTCGCCGGTGTTGTCACCGCTGAGCAACTGCAATTCCTCGGCTAAGTTAACGTAGAAAGGAAGCGTGGAATTGATGAATCCGCGGAGTTCGGTGAAGTCGTCGAGGATCTGCTTTGTGGCAGGAATCCAGGTCGCGATGGTCCGCACCTTCTCGCTGATGGACTGGAAGGTGACGGCGTTCTCGGGCTTGGTCGACGCTTCCACGACCGGCGACGCGATTGTCATCGGCACGTTGACTTTCACGAAGTCGACAACCTGCATGGTGGTGGGGGCGGCGCTGAGCAGATCGCGCACCTTCAGGGTCTGCCGCGCTTCCGGCGTAATTCCGGGAATGCGGTCGATCTGGAGGACGCCAGAGGTTGCCTGCCCAACAGCCGCGGACGTGATGGTGGTTTTGCGTTCCATCAATTCCTGGATATCGGATGCCTTCAATTGAATAACCGCGCTACCGCGCCGGTCCTTCATCAAACGCTGAAGGCTTTCGCACTCCGTGATTGTCTTCTCGAGGCTGCTGCCCTGGCTCGGGTCAGAGACGTGCTTCTGAGCCAGCTTTACGTCGAGTGCGTCGACCTGCGTCTGCAGCTTGGTGATGACGGTTTTGGTTTCCTCGAGCATGGTGCCGTTCGCCTTCTGCTCGGCGTCGGCCTTGTCGAAGTGCGTCTTGAGCTCTGTTTGGAGCGTAGCGAGTTGATCCTTCAGTTCCATGATAGGAACTCCTTTATTTAGATTTTTTGGTCCGGTTGACTTATTTCTTCGGAATCAGCGACAGGATGCCGCCGAGTATTTGCGTCTCCTCCGAGTGGTCTTCAACCGGCTCGGTTTTCGTTTCCTTCGCGGCTGGACCCGATTTCGGAGTGTCGTCGTCCAAATCATCCACTGCTGGATTCTCCGGGTCGTCGTCGGCTTCGTCATCGAATAGTGCGTTGAAAATGTCGTCTGCGCTCTTCACGTGTTCATGAGCCTCTTTCATGCTCTTCAACGTGGAAGCGCTAAATTTCTTTCCTTCCTTCAACTCCAGAGGGGCGACGAGGCCCTTGGCCTTGCGGCTCAGCGCGGCGCCAAAGCTCTTCTCTTCCATCCGAAGTTTGCCCATCAATTCCATGTCGCCGTACTCGGCGGAAAGCCAGTCCAGATACTGCGGGAGATAACCCAGAAAGGCCTCAGAGAATTGCTCGATGATCGTCTGCGCTGCGGTGACCTTGTCGTCCTTGGTTACGCCGCTTGCCCAGACAAGGCTCCCGAGCGCCTGGAACAGAGCGCAGCGCATCTGCCAGCCGGCATCCTGCAACTGCACCTCGGCTAGCTCCGTGTTGAAGTCGTCCTTTGTCTCGGCTCCGCCCAGACTCTTGATGGAGGTGACCATCGCAGATTCGTTCATTGGGAACGTAACGATCGAACCTTCCCAGAGCCGCACTTCCTTGAGCTGGCGCACGCCGTTCTCGACCGAGGCTTTGATGGTGTCGAACCCGATGGACATGCCCTTGATGACGCGGGCCTTGAGCAGGATGTAGGCCTTCTTTGCTTCCGGTAGGGCCATAAGCAACTGGCCTTTGACGTTTAGCGCAGTAGCCGAGTCGACTAGCGTGAGTGTGCCGATAGGTTCATCGGTTTTGTGCTGCCAAAGAAGCGGAATCTCCGAACCGCGCTCCTGGATGGTCTTCGTAAACGCGCCCGGCAGGATCGAATCGCCACCCAGATCGACGTTGTTGTAGACGGCAAGCTGGCCTTCGAAGCTGCCGTCTTCCCCGAGCGATTTGACTTGGACGGAGAACCGCGGCTTCGCCGATTTGGCGTTGATGGATGGAGGCATGATGTTCCTTTCGATTTATTCGCTGATGCGCACGAGCGATGCAGGCTGGCTTGTCGCGGGGGTTCCAGGAAGCGCCGTGACCGGTTGCTGATTTAGTTGGATATGCTTGACATCTCCACCCTTGTATGGGTTCATGTCCTCAAGGTCGCGGACCTCGTTTGGATCCACCACCGCGTTCTGCAGCATGATCGAGTAGCCCTGCATGCGGGTCAGGAAGTCGCCGCGGAGCAGTTCGTTGGTGTTGTGTTTGAAGTAATAGCCCTTGGCCTTCTCGTCCGGCGTGAGCACGCATCGCCATAGGTCCTGCTCCCAGCGTGTAAACCACGGCTGCATCGTAACTTTCACAAACTCGAGGGCCAACTGCTCGATGTTAGAAAATGTGGCGCGACTCAGATCGCCGACGAGATGAGGAGATAGCAGAAACCAGCGGCAAATCTCGTGAATATCGAAAAGCCGCGTCTCCAGCATCTGTGAGTCAACGGCGCTGAGACCTGTCTGCTGATACGTCGCGCCAAGACCATCGAGGATGGGAACCTTGTGCGGCTCAGCGTAAGTCTTTTCCCAATCGGCGCGGAACTTGTCGAAGCTCGCATCATCCTGGAACTTCTTATCGAACTTCAGCAGGTACGGCACCCGCCCGCCACCGGCATAGAAGCGCGCAACGTTCCTTTCGACTGATAGCGATGTGCCGATCGACTGCCGCGCCATCGTAATGACCGAGTATCCGCGAAGACCGTCCCACCCTATCCCTCGAATGTGGAGGATGTCCTGGGGCTTGCCTGGATCAAGCGCATAGGCCGTCTCATTGTTACCGGCGACGCCGCCAATACCATGCTTGACGATGTAGACAAGGCGCTTCTGGCCAGTCTTTTCGCGATCTACTGTCACCTGCCCAGGATCCAGCGCGCGCAGTTCAATCGCTTCACCGGTTCCGCTGCGCCGGATAATATGCGCATAGCCGTTGCCCTGTAGTGCGCAATGGCTTGTCCGTGTCTCCTGAAAGCTCATCGCCGACATTTCATCATTCGGCGCGTTCTGGAGTGCGTTGAACATCGGCTTGTCTTCTGCGAGCCGCTTCGCTCCATTCTTCCGTTGGAGCATCACCAACGGCGTTGCACCCTGCGTCTCGCTGATTATGCGGTTGCAGGCCCACACAACAGAATGGTTGAGCGCGGTCTCGAGCGATACGGGTTCACCCGACCATGCCGGCATCCCGCCCGACAGAAGCGTGTAAATTCCGGGGTAGCCGTTGCGCGCATACCAGCCGGCGTTGACGGCATCGAACGAGATGCCACCACCCTTCTGCCCACTGATGTCGAGCGCGAGAGTCTCGGCTCCCATCCCTGCCTTGACTGTTCTGAATGCTCCTTTGACCGCGTCGACGATGGCTGGAAACACTAGTTGAGGCTCCGCAGTCCGGTATAGGTCATAGTGTTCGATTCCGCCACTAGGGCTGGGCTGAGCATGGTTATGGTCGCCGCCAATCCGTCGATACGCTTCGACGATTTCAGTCGTTCTGGTTTCGTGGGTTGGCAGTTGTCCTTGCGGTCATACTGAAGCTGCATGCAGGCAGCGTGCCAGTTGTAAACCGGGTTGTTGCCATGGCGGATCTTCTGATCGAGATATGCTGCGAGGATGAACTTGGTTGGGTAGCTCAACTGCATGAAGTTCTGCTGCACCTCGATCGCGTTGATTCCCTCATCGTTGAGTTCCATCGCCTCGGTGCGAAAGTTGCAGCGGTCGAAGGCGAGGTCTTGAAGATCAAACATCTCCCGGCCCCAGCGGATCCTGTCCTTGACGACGCGCAGGTCGATCGCATTCCCGCCGGTTGCTGTCACGAATCCGCGCTTCACCCAATCCGCGAACGGCAGGCGGCAGATGCGCTCGAGTTCCGGCACCCTCTCCTCCGGAACAAAGAAGAACGGCAGGAACGTCCAGACGCCGTTACCGCCAAAGGGTTCGAAGCCAAACACCACTGCTGTAAAGTCCGTGGTCCAGGAAGCGTCCACGCCCACATGGCACTGCTTGTCGATCAGCCCCCACTTGCGGATGAGGAGTTCGACGTCATATTTCGGCCATTCCCGAAGATCCACATCTCCACCACATGCCTGCCATTTCGCCATATCGATGATCGGCTCTTGCTGGCTGGCTATGGGGACGTTGAGGTGATACCGGAGGAACTTCGACCGGTTCGCCGGCTGCGCGATCGCCTTATCGAGCTCGACCACTATCGCAGCGTCTTTCAGGAAACCGCCCAGATCCTCATGGCTTGGGTTCGCCATGACGCGGGCTTCGCGCGATTTCCAATACTCAGGGTCGCTCTTGATCTTCGCGTTGTCAGCCTCCCAGATGGCCGGATAGAACTGTGGAGACTGAACAGAGCCTTCGAGGACCTTCTTCGCAAACTCATACTCCCCAAACCATAGGGGAGACTCGTACTCGGCGCCGGCAGTCGTGATCGCTATGTCCAATGGCTCCTCACGGCTGATCTGCCCTTTTGTGGTGACGTCGTAGAGGGTTTCCGCCTTCGCATTCTTCCAGCGGTGCATCTCATCGCGGATGTTCAGACTCGGCCGGATGCCGTCCTGCACGTCGCCGTCAGCAGAGAGCACCTGATAAGTGCCCCCGCCGTCGCGCCGGATGATTCGCTTTGTGCTGGGGAGGACCTTCAGCCGGGAACGGAGGTCGGGGTTCGCATTCACCAACATCGCCGCGGCCTTGAACACGATCCCTGCTTGTTCCTTCGCCGCCGCCGAGCCGTATGCTTCCGGGTTGAGTTCGTCCTCCATGAGGATGTGATAGAGAGGTAACCCGGCAGTGATGAATGACTTACCGTTTTGCTTTGCCGTCGAGATGTACGCGCGCCGATGCTGGCGCTTGCCGTCAGACGCCTGTACCTTTCCGAAGAGTGCGCGAAGCACTGTGCGATGCCAGCCCATGAGCGCCAGGTTTAGTGGTGGGTAAAGCACCCGCTCGTAGAAAGCCTCGACCTTGCAGCCGCGGCACTGCGGTTTCCCGTTCGACCTCGTCTCGCACCATGTATCCGCATTGCAGTAAGCGCAGGTGTCAGGACGGTAGTTGCTACCCACTTACAGCCTCAGTTTGGTGCTATTCCACATAACGCCCTCTCGAGCGTCCATCCCCATGACGGCTCGTTGCCTTGCATCCCTAGGGGCGGCTGTATGACTGGCGGCGACCGATTAACTCCAGCTTCCTCGCGCGAAGACGCCAATCCGAGACTCTTTAGCATTCGGTTCAAGCTGGCTACCATGCGACTCTCAGCCGTTATCAGGGGATTCAACACCTTCGTTCCATCGCGCCCCTTCACCATCGTCTGAAACTTGCCGGACTTCATCTGCTTCGTCTTCTCCCGACGGATGGCCAAAAGCGTGGAGTGCTGCCGGCAGTAATTGGCCAGCATCTCCAGATCTGCATCGACGTCAATGCTTCCGACGAGCTCTTGCCACTTCTTTTTCGCTTGGTAATCGAGATCCGAAGGCATTCCGGGCGCGGTTTTCATTCCACCCCCCTTTTTTTCGACGTGAAAAGTTTGCGGTTGACTTGACCGTGGTTCCGAGAGCCTAAGCGGTTAGAGATTTGACCCGCCCCTGCCTACCCCCTTGCCCTAATGCCCGTACCACCGCCTGCCTGGATGGGGCGGCCTAGGCTCTACGAAGGTAGCTCCCCGAGTCCTTCATGGCGTCTGATGTCGGTGACTGTGAGCACACCAGTGCCAAGCAGCGTGCGGTAGAGGTCAAGCCGTTCTGCTATGGTGAGTTCGCGAGACTCAATGATCTGCGCTGCTTCTGGCTTTGTCATTGGGGTTGTTCTCTCTCATGGTCTTGGCACTGTGACACTCATTGCAGCGCGTCCGGTAGTTGTCGAGGTCGAGTCGGAGGTCTGGACGCTCCTGTATGGGTATGTCGTGGTCGCCGTGCAGGTGTCTCTTGCCGCGATGCCATTGCTCTCTTAGCTCTTCGAGAATGACATGGGTGGGTGGGTCATCGAGGCCATAGGTTCTGGCATCGCGGACAAGGTCTGGTTCCCATCCGCAGTCGACGCACTTCCACCCGTCACGGATGAAGCACTGGATGCGGAGTTTGCGGTGGTGTTCGTCATAGCCACGTTGGGTAGGTGAGCCGCGGCGCTCGTCGCTTTGCTTCTGACAGTGTGTGCAGCGCGAACCGTTCGCTACCTGCCGACCACAGCCGTTCGAGCAGTTACGCTTGGTGAGTCGCATCGCCACGTAGCAATGCGCTGGGCATGAAGTCGCTGGCGTATGGGCTGCTGGCAGGGATGCCGGCGTAGCGATTTTCCCACGCATCCTCCATCTCGCGCACTTGGTGCGGAGTCATAAGCGTCTCGCACGTAAACTCACCCACGAAGGAGACGGTGCCGGGCGCGATCGTTCCACCCATTGCAAACTCGGGCTTTGCTGTCAGCGCTGCTGCAACCGGAGCCATCACCACTGCGACGGGAGCCATTGCGCCCCAAGTTAGAAACTGTCTGCGATTCATCTCTTCACCTCTACGCTTGCCCTGCATCCTGTCGTTGCTACAGCATCAATGAACGTGCGCGGCGCGGGAGTCTGCGTGGTCTCGTGCCGCTTCTTGTTGGGGTTGAGCGATACGCCTTTGAACATCAGCTCGGCGGTGAAGTCTTGAATCGCCCACTTCATCTGCATCTCGTCGCTAGCTTGCTGAATATAGCGAGCGACATACCGGTGTTCGCCAAAGGCAAGCTCAAAGCACCATCGCAACTGATGGTCAAGCCAGTATTGCCGAGGCGCTGGCGTCGTGAGTCGGAAGCCCTCGGGGAGTTCGCAGTCGGCCAGGCGCTTGGTCTTGCAGCGCATCTCCACCTGTTCGTCCATGCTGCGAGCGTCGGGATCGCGTGCGTTGTCGACGTCGTTCCACATTGGGCCGGTGGACTTGGAGACGGTCATCGCTCTCACGCCAGCACCAACTCAGGCTCTCTCTGCCCCGCCGGTACGTGGCGGCCCTTGAATCCCACCTTCAACTGCATCGTGTGCACCGGTCCGCTTTGGGTCTTCTGCCATGTGCCGGAGGCGTTCTCGGTGTAAGTCGCAGCATTGTGGAACCTGTCAACCCAGCGCATTTCCCCGCGCGCTACGGCATCCACAACCTTGCCCCTGGTGTAAAAGGTGACGCCATCAGATCCCACCACGGCCCGACGAGGGTCAATTGAGATAGCCTCGCTGGCTGGCACAACCAACACACAACGCCTCTCGTAGGGTCTTGCTAAGAGGCTCACATGCACGCGAGGGCGCGCAAACTTGGCTGCAGGACGTGCGATCATCCATGACCTCAATGAACTGGGATTGGGTGATACCGTCTTACTGGCCGAAGCCGGTTAGGTTTTGGTGGGGATATTTAGAGGGTGGGTCTGCCGTACATCGCTAAGATCGAGCCTGATTCGAGCGGCTTCCTCGTAACAATTGCTCCGGCTCTTAGCGGGGAGCAACGTTTGGTTTCAGTTGTCTACTACTGCAGAGCGATGCTTTGACTCTGCTCACTCACTAATCTTGCCGTGCAATCAATCGGTGTTGAATTGACAACCTTTTCCAAGTCCATCAAGTGCGGCTGGCTATCGGGACGCCGCGTGTATCTCGCCAGAAAAGCCTCAGGTGTTTCAATCAACTCGGCGGTATTCTCGTCAATCCAAGCCATCTCACCACGAGCCACCGCCAGATTTACTTTGCTGCGAGTGAAGTGAGGATGTGTCAGGCATCCTGGCTTCTTGCGATGATCTCGCGCCATGCTTGCCGTCAATACACACACTTTACGCATAGTCTGGTTTCACGGTTCGGGTTTGAATATAACACGGTGCACCGGAAATGGTGCAATAGTTTATTTCTGGGCCGCTAATACTTGCCGTTGATATCGCGGAGCCAGAACAATTGCTTGACGCTGACCCAGTTGGAATTGGCTATCTTGGTGACGAAGTCTGATTCACTACGGGTCATCTCGGCGCGGATTTCTGTCAGTCGCGAGACGATGCGGTCCTTCTCGGCCATGCGCTCATCCTGCGTCAGTGTGCATTCGCTCAGATCGTTGTCTCCCATCGCTCTCTCCCTTAGTATTCCCACTCTGGCGCTAATCCACTTTTACAGCGACCGCAAGTTAGGTCAGACTCTTTCAGTTCAACATCGGCCCAAATGATCATCGGACGACCGCAGTCTTTGCAGTGAATCTGATCTATCGGGCGGTCTTCATCCTCTATGGGATCTTCATCTTCATCTTCATCATCCCGCAACTGATCGTCGCAATCGCACGGGCGTTCTTCGCAGCAAAACTCGCACCAATCGCCCTCGTCCTCGACGTCGGGGTCATCGCAGCATTCGCAGTAGCATCCATTGCCGGAGCATCCGGAACACATGCCGCTAAAACATGCCGGGCACAAAGCGCCGATCATCGTTCGCTCCTGTGCTTGGTGGCGTTGGTGGCCTTCACTGCGTCGCCCTTATGCTCTTTGCAGTATCCGATGTTGTGCTTGGTGGGGTGTCGGTAGAGCGCAGGCTTGCCGCAGTGGCAGGTCTCGGGGTCATGGCGCCGCTTTCCATTCCTATTCAATACGTCCATTTCGTTTCCCTCTGTTGAATTGGCCAATGAGATTTGTTTTTGAAGTGCCGACGCTATGGAAGCCGTCGGCGCTCAAGGGGCTATGGGTTCTGCGTTGCGTTGGGTTAGGCGGTGGTAGTGGTGTCGCTCGTGGTGGTGGTCGCCGGTGCCGGTGCCGCAGCCTTCAGGCCAGCATCGACCGAAGACAGCGAAGCGTTGATGGCCTGAGCGGTCGCGAGAGGGCCGCTGAGATCAACTCCGGGGTTGGCTGCCTGCGCTGCCGCAAGTGCGGCTTCGAGGGCTTGGGCGTCGGCTGCAAGTCCGGTAACGGTGGTCTGAATACCGGCGAGGGCTGTGTTGAGGTCGTCAAGCTGGGACATGATATTCTCCTGGTTGTTCAAAATCAGGCGTAGCAGCCGCAGTGTTTCTTTCTCCGCTGCGCTGCAGTGCTCCTCGAATATTTCGATTAGGCTCACTGGTCTGCCTCCTGTGCCGCTCACAGTACAACAAGTCGTGCAGGTTTTATTCATGCGGCGGGAATTTCCAGTGGATGATGTCGCCGCTGAATGGGAGCCGCTCTACCGGCCAAAATCGCATCATCGCAAATAGGTCCGCAAAACCATCACGCACCGCCAAAGCCTGCATCTCATCTGCCGCAAGCACTTCCCCGTCGACGGTGATGCGGTGGTGGTTGCGCTCACGAGGGCCAGCCTTTACCAGTTCAATCGTGATGTCCTGTACGCGCGTGATGGTTGACTGGATCACCTTGCGGCACTGCTTCGTCCGCATGGCGTAGTAGCCGTAGAACGTCTGTCCAGGCTTGGGGCGGTTCTGACGCTTGCCGCGGATGGTGTGCGTCTTGGCCCCACTCTCTACGAATGGCACAAACTGCTTCTGGAAGCTGTAGGCTGGCATTATGCTGCCTCCGCGAACAATTCGAAGATGTGCCAGACGAACACACGATCAAACACTGTGCCCAAATAGCAGGGGTTCTTTGGCAGGCAGTGACCGGTTCCAGCGATATGAAAACGCCGCTCGATCGGCGCAGCATCAGCATCGATGAGGCACCAGAGGGTGACGACACCGTTCTGCATCCCAACGTGTTGTATGCCCGTCGACGGCGGAATTTGCCTGCTTACCGTGTCATCGAAGACGACGCCATTTACATCGAACAGTGGGTATTTGTACATCCTCAGATCAGCCATTACGCCGCCTCTTTCTTGAATCCCTCAGCCTTGCGCTTCGTGTACAGTTCCACCCACTTCCGCTCGATCTTCTCCCCAGCAACTGCACGGAAGGATTCCAACTCGTCCAACTCCTCCGGCGGCCGAGTCAGGTCCAACGCAGGATGCGCCCAAACTGCCTCGAGCCCGGCGCGCGCGCTTCCGTAGCCCATGTCGCACAGCGTCGCCATGACGAGGTCCGGGAAGACTGGAGGCTCCACAGGTGGGTTGCCGCGGTTGGTGAGCTTGCGGCCATGCCGGCGCTGCGCGATGATCAGCTTGCGGAACCACTCCCTGGCCTCGCATTCAAACTGCGGCTCTGAGGGTGCGCTGGCATACCGGCGAATCTCCGCGACGGTGGGGCGGAACGGCGAAGACTCCAGCACCTGCGTCAGAGCTGCATCGAAGCGCTCCTCACCGATCTCTGCCAACGTTTTGAGCCACAAGCTGAGCATGAGGTCTCTCGAAGAGGGATCGAGCGGTTGTGATTGGGTCAGCGCCTCCGCCATCGCTATCCGGCTGAGCATCCAGAGCTCGGTTGCGTCTGAGGGCGAGAGTTGCGTTTGTGCTGTCGGCGATATCCGCCGCTCGGTTCGGTTTTCCATTGCTGCCTCCGGGTTGATTTCCAAACTTGTCAGTGCGGGCCGAGGCCCAATTCAAGGCGCGGCCCACCCATGCGCTCAACGGGTCCGAGTGCGAGACTGGACTGTTGGCGCGGTTATTCAAAAGCGTTTTCCATTGCTCGAGCGTGAACTTTGGGTTTTTCTTCAGAAATGCGCTGAGCCTTCCCGCCTCCTGGCCATCCCACGGCTCTTCGCTCAGAGTCGGGTTTTTGTGGAGAAAATACTTCCGGAACGCATCGCGGAACTCCTGATGCCGAGGATCAGGCACCTTCGCCGGCTTCTTCACTCGCTCGCCGACAGGCGGGTGAGAAGGTTTTTGCTCTTGGGGTTGTTGCTCTTCCACGAAAGCAGAAACAGAGACAGAAACAGAAGGCTTTATTTTCGTGGTGTTTGGCTTTTGTTTGGGTTCCGTTTCTAAACCCGTGGCTTTATTTTCAAAACCCAACGCTTTTTTAGGACGTCCACCAAGCCTGCCATTGCCTGACTGTTTCGCGCTGAACTCAGCCTGCTTTTCAGCCTCGCGGATCATCCGAATGTTGGCGCGCAGACCGGACTCGACGATGGGGAATTTACCTAAAAGCATCTCGCGGCTGATAGCCCACTGCTCGGGGCTCATCCGTGCCCAGCGGCGTAGCTTGTTCTCGTCATCCGGCAAGTAACCGTGGCGGTCCTGCTGCCATGCGATGCACAGCAATAGCGTGTAGGCTCCCACCTCGTTCAAGTCCATCGACTGAACGTCTGGCGAAGCCATGAAATCACCTGGATAGAAACGAAAAGCCGGTGACTTACCCATCGACGTCCAACCCTTCCAAATCTTCTTCACCCATCAACATCTCCATCGGCTCATCCATCGACACCCGCGGCGCTATCAGGAACCGTTGCGCGCCTGGAACCCGTGTGAACATCCCCCGAGCCTTCATGCCGCCGTCCATGACCGTCTGGGAGTTGCCGTAGACCATGGGCTTCAAGATCACCGATCGAGCGTCCGGGGTCATAGCCCGCAACCGGTCCTCGCCTCCAAGTCTCCGCAACCGGCGGAAGGGGATGCCGAGCTCTTCGGCGTAGAGGCGTGCGGAGCTAATTGCGGGGCCAACTCCTAAGCACTTCTTGCACCCACGCGTGGTTCTAGCGTCCATCAAGCCATCACAGTGGGGGCACTTTATCTTCTGGGAGGGGTGGGGCATTAGGCGGGCACCTCGGCGAAATCTGAAGCTGTGAAGAAAAGGCCCTGCGCTGGCTTCAGGCATGCGGGGCTGAACCAGATGCGTTCACGCCCAGCATTCTCTCTGCCGGTTCCTTCGCCCTGTGAGCCATAGCCGCCGCGAGACTTCCACGCGACACACTCCCAGCTATCCGGCATGTCGTGCTCGCCGTCATAGCCGCACAGCGCAATGCGCAGATCCCGGTGGCTTCCGTTCTCTATCGCCCAGCGGCGGACCTCATGAGCGACGTCTGATGAGTCCGAGGCGTAGAGGTCATCCTGCCGCCCGGCGGTGTCGGCGTAAGGCGGATCGAGGAAGACACCCGTGATGCCATGCTTGAAAGTCACAGAAGGGCCGCAGATGCGTTCCCAGTTGCCACAGCACACTCGCACCTTGCGAAGTCTGTCGGCGAGCTGTTGCATGTAGGCCAAGAGAGGCGTTCCCGAGGTGCGGTCGCTTACGCATGCTTCCACGCCCGTGCCCGCGTCCCCGAGGTGAGGTAGCTGCCTGTTTACTCCTCGGCCCGCGTCCCCGAGGTGAGGTAGCTTACGGTGTACGCCCGTGCCCGCGTCCCCGAGGTGAGGTAGCTGCCTGTTTACTCCTCGGCCCGCGTCCCCGAGGTGAGGTAGCTGCACCGAGCACCATCCCGATCCAATCCATATGCACTGTCCCCATACCCACCAGCCTGCAATCTTCGCATCGTAAAACTCCGGTTCCACCTTCATTCGTTCGCGAAACTCTTCCTGTCCGCAAAGCCATAAATGCCGCGCGTGCTGATCCGCCTCGTTCACTGGGCTATCGGCATACTCCGCGACTGCCTCGGGGTCATGCTGCAGCGCCCTCCAAAAGTTGGCCACCATGCAATCCAAGTCGTTGACGGTCTCTATGCCGCGTTGGCTCTCGCGTCCCAACAGCACCGCGCCAGAGCCAAAGAAGGGCTCGACGTAATTGGGAACGTCACCAAGGCGCGACCAAACAAGATCGCTGACGCGAGATTTTCCTCCGAACCAAGGAAACGGGGCCTTGAGAAGGCTCACGCCGTCACCTCGAGATACTCAACCGGTATGCCGAGTTCATGGGCGATGGCAATCTCAGCGGCAACGCCTCGGCTCACGGTCCAGCCGTCCATCATTGCGACGATGACCTTGGAGCTTGCGGCAATGAACTCATGATCAAACTGCTTCCAGTAGTCCCAGCAGCGCGGAAGTTCACACCGGACGGCTATCGGATGGGTGTGCGCAATGGGACAGAAGATGACAAGGCCCGTCGCCATCAGACGCCCGGCGATCCGGCATACTTCATCGAACCGGCGCTCCTCGACAGCGTGGTCGGGGCGAGAGTAAGGGCTTGCGAGATAGATCACGCAGCCTCCCGCTTCTCGCCCACGACCATGCAAATCTCAATGACCAACCGTGTCTGCACCTCATCGAAGAAGCCGATATGGCAGTCCCTCGGGTCGATCCCTATCTCTTGCGCAAGCCAGCGGTAAGCGGCTTTCCTTGTGGGATCGGGCGGCCAACCGTTCGCAGGCCCAACCATCCCCCATAGTTGGTTGAAGGCGACGTAAGCGCGCTTCTGCAGCCCTCGCAGCGATTCCTTTGCCAGCCGCCCCATCGGCTTGAGCGTTGGGCTTCCCGGATAAATCTTCACCCAGGCCCTACAGCGACGGCATGACCACTTTCCATCCCCGAACTCCGCGGGGTCGTTGCAGTAGGGGCACCGTGGCTCCGCAAGGCTCATCGGCCACCGGCCTTCGTAAGCCAGCGCTCAAACTGTTTCTTCTCAATAAAATCGCGTAGCCGCAGGCAAACGAAGGGCAACCCAATGACGCAAAGGGCTGCGCAGAACAACGCAAGGTCCAAATACATGTTGAGTCCGCTCCAAGGTCGGTGAGAACAGACACTAGCACCGATGATGGACATATTTCAACAAAATTATCTCGACATAATTATGTCGTTGACATATCGCATCAGTTTGGGCAATAGTTGGCACTCGGAGAAAACCCCATTCCAATCCAGTCACACCCCGACCCGTTCGAGCGCCACTACACCCCGCAGGAGTTGGGCGAGCTGTGGAGATTCGAAGAGACCACCATCCGCCGCATGTTCCTCGACGAGCCCGGCGTCCTCAAAGTGGGAAAACAAGGGCGCAGGGATGGAAAGCGAGACTATGTCAGCATTCGCATCCCCGCCTCAATTGCGCAGAAAGTCTATGAACGAAGAACGAGATAGAATGGCCGCCATGCTTACCATCTGGCGAAGGCACACCTCTTCCTGCCGCTTCAGCGGCAAGGGCAGAGACTACCTCAAATGCGATTGCCCGCTCTGGGCGGATGGCTATGTCGACGGCAAGCGCGTCTTACGCAGATCGCTGGGCACAAGAGATATGGCGCGTGCACGCAAGAAGGCCGTGGCGCTCGAGTCGCCGGACAGCCGGATCTACAAGTCTGTAGCGGACGCGGTCGACAGCTTCCTCGACCATTGCCAGAGTGAGGGCCTAACCTTCGCGACATATCGGAGATACCGGAACGCCCTGACGAAGCTGCGAGAGTTCTGCGCCGACCGCAACGCCGACAGCCTCAACGAATTGGATACGGAGATACTTGATGCGTTTCGCGCGAACCGCAAGTTGAAGCCGATCACCTCTTCAAAGGAACTCCAGATACTTCGTCAGTTCTGCGGTTTCTGCGCCGACCGCCGCTGGATGGAAGGCAACCCAGCCAAGCGCATCAAGGGGCCGCGCAACATTAGGCCCAACGATGTCGAGCCCTTTACGCCAGCGGAGATAATCCAGATCATTCAGGCGTGTGAGGCAATCGGTCAGACAGCCTATGAGCGGCTACGGGCGAAGGCGATGGTGCTTACCTTCCGCTACACGGCGCTTCGGCTTGGGGATGTGGCAATGCTGGCACGCGACCGCATCAGCAAAGACGGTAAGAGGTGGCGGATATTCCTTCGAACCGAGAAGAACGGTAAGCCCGTCTTCCTCCCCATCCCCGACGAGATGAAACGGGCGCTCGATATCGTACCGGTGCCCCGAGGATGCAAGGGAGAATCG